GTTTCGTACTCGAGAATAGCCTTTTCTTCTTCGCATTTGCGGAGACGCTCTTTGAGTTCGGCGTTCTCCTTTTCAAGGTTGGCGATGTAGGTAGCAATAGATTGAGAGTTCATGTTTGATTTTGAGTCAATTGATTATTCAAGGTGCTAAGCGTGACTTAGGTACTTTTTTTGTGTGTGTATTGTAAGATGTCAACGAGACCTGTCAGGACAAGAAAGCCACCTAATAGATTGACTACACGGGCACCCAACACTAAGAAGAAGGTCGTGGTAAAAGGTGGTGTAACAAAAAAAAGAGAAGTTAAGAAAATTGTAATAAAAGATAAAAAAACTCTTATTTCTTACATAGAAAACAAAATATATATAAAGTCTGGAAAAGACAAACTCGCGTGGATAACACTAAGACACATATACTCCGATTATAATGACGTGGGTATTAAATCTAAATTTAAGAATTTAACTATCAATGACGTAGAGAGATACATACAAATGCAATATGCTATAATCAATAAATCCGGTTCTACACTTTCTGATAAGTTATTACCGTCTACGGTGAATATAAACATGGACGATATAAAACTTATTAATTTTTTGGTTATGATATGGTTAGACATGACACATGATCTAACTATTCCATTGAATATGTCATTTCAGGATTTTTTAAAAAGTGAATATGTTAAGTTTTTAATTAAAACACCTGTTAAATATGTGAAAAGTACAAATACAATCAATAAAATGATAGAATATAAAATACTTAAAATAGAAGACGGAAAATTACACAGATATAGTACATCTGATAAAGCTGTATCTGATTCTGCATTAAAAAACAATATACATAACATTTGGAATAATGGTGATGGTATGCACTTTTTTCCGTCCTCAATCAAAATAAGATCTAAAATCAAAAAACCAAATTTACCCATATACATGTCTCTTGATTCTGAAGATTCAAATTTAACTGAACTTGTAAAATCAAGTAAGATAGGTAACAATTACTACATAAAACCACTTATAAATGTAGCTAATTTGCTCGATCCAGGTAGAGGTGGTAGTTCGACCGGTCAAAGAGGTGGTACTATGGATAGATTAACTAGACAATTATTTAAGAATGAACCATATATCCATTATAAATTTGATGTTAATACATATGTGTTCAATTTTGGAGAACATATGTCTGTAAGTATTTATGTAGATGACACTAAATTTAATATTTCGGTAAACGATGTACCATTAGAAATGGGTACGACAACGAAGAAAGCTAAAGTTGGTGGTGTCATAGAAAAGATATCAAAATTTATGGGTGATTTTGCTCAAGTGCTCACTGTAGCACATCAATATAAAAATGGGCTTAGAGTTGTATCAGGGACACTAGATGGTGTTTTTATAGGTATAACTGCATTCGTACATAAAGAATTGTTTGGACTAAAACCAAGGATATTTTTTGATAATTCTACATATGGTGAAAATGGTATAATTATACATGGATTTGAGGACCTTTTGATTAAGAGTAATAGTATAAAACAAAGTCCCACCGTTGCTGAATATATAAAACGCATGAATGCAAACGCCGCCCTAAATAACAACTCTAGAGCGACGACACGTATTAATGGAATGGTTGAATCAACTAAATCTGTGCGTAAGTCAAGTGCCAAACGATCCAGATCATCGAATATACAACAAAATGTACCAATGGCCAAAAGAGCGAGGCAACTTACACCCGTCAGTAGGGGTGCACCAAGTCGCAATAACACGGCTGAAATGCCACCCCAACGCCGACACGTGGTTAAGAGAGCCCGGTCTACTACAGCTAATAGTTCGTCTAACTCACAAATATCTGTCAAACGGAAAAAGCTAATCGTGAGTAACGCATCATCTGGAATCACAAAGAGACGAAGCCCCAATTCCATTACCCAGACTCGTTCAAGTAATGGAAAAGTGGAAAGTATCACACGAACTGTGAGCGCCAAACCAGAGAGTATTATGAAAACCGCGAGTGCTAAAACTGAGAGTATCACGCGAACTGTAAGTGCGAGACAAAGACTAGCCACATCAAACAGCGCTAGGTCTAACCAAACGCGAGGCTAAATCCCGATCCGCCGTGTAATACGTCTTCCCTTTCATCACAAAACTATGCACTCTCGCATACGCCCACGCCTGTGGAGAAGCGCCCGGTCGGTGTCCGGTTCTCCACGCGGCGAGTCCTCGATCGTACACGGTTCTCAGTGTCTTCAGTGGTATCTTCGTCGCCTTCGCGATTTCAGGTAGGGATTTCGCGTTCGGGTACTTTTCGCGGAATCGTTTCGTGTACGAAGACGTTCGGGTTTTCACGTCCTTATCTGTTGAAAATTTAGTGTACGTTTTCTTTTTCATTTTCGTGTATCTAGTTTCTACATCCTTGAGTGTATTCAACCCCCTGAAATATTTAAGAGGTGCGTATACCGGACCCTTGATTTTTCGCAGTTCGCGAACTTTCTTAGATATTTCCTGATCGGTGAGGGTCATCTTAATTACTACACATAATTTAATCTAACCAATCGTAATCACTCGTATTCAATTTGATGCGACATCCATCACAGCGTCTACATTTCTTGTATGAATCCGTCTCGGGGCAATAGTATTCACACTTATCGAAACACACTGGGCAATTGCAATTCACTATTTTGCGTCGAGGTCTCTTTGTCCTCGAATTGGTCTGTAAATCCATGGACTTCCATAACAAAAAATTTGCTGTGATGATCTTCGTCATAAATTATATACCGAAATTTTTATTGCGCGTGAGATGCGCATCACTTAGGAAGTTATTTAAACACAAAAATACTAAAAGAACTAAGATGAGTCTCGAGATAATCACGGGGAATATGTTTTCTGGTAAGACGTCGGAGTTAATTCGACGTCTTAAGAGATACAAAGTCATGGGTAAAAGAATCTCAGTCATAAACTCGATGAAGGACACGAGATCAAATGATGACGTGATTCATACACACGATGATGTGGACTTCAATTGTATAAAAGTGAATCAGCTCGCAGACACCCTTCTCGATGAGAACTTTTGTGCCTCGGAAGTCGTCGCCATAGATGAGGCGCAATTTTTTACTAGACTCAAGGATTTTATACACATGTGTCTCTTTCTCAAGAAGACTGTGATCGTGGCGGGGTTAGATGCCGATTACAAACAAGAAAAGTTTGGTGAAATATTAGATTGTATACCCATGTCGGACAACGTCACGAAATTGTCTGCGTTGTGTATGAGGTGTAAGGATGGAACGTCTGGTCCGTTTACGAAACGTACCGTAGACACTGATGAAGTGGAGCTCGTGGGTGGTTCCGAATTATATGAAGCTGTGTGTAGGCATCACCTATTAGATTAGAATCTTTTAATATCTAGAATCAAAACGATCCGTCTATCATCCGTGGTCTTCTCAACTTTATGATACCTCGAATGATCGAAAATCATGTGTTCACCTGCTTTATGTTCGTGTGTCTCGTATTCAGTCGTGAGTGTGCTCGTACCTTCGAGTGTGAGATGGTATCGCAAGTATAAGTTATGCTCCGCTCGATGTGGTGGTATGTGCATCGGACCTTCCATCACAGCTATCATACCACCCACGACGCACGGAATCTTGTCCATCCTACTTTTTATGAGTGGAAAATCATCGAGTTTATAATAGTAATATTTTTCGGTCTCATCGAACCATTTGTCGTCATCGTGAAAGTAATACTTTTTAGCGTTCTTCATACCGGAATACACGGAATCAAGCATTTCCCTGTGATATAACTTGAGGATCCACAAGTCGTTGAAATCATTCGGATGATAGAACGGTTTATATAACAACATATCTAATAGTGTATTTCTTATACCCACGAGTGGTCTGAGTGGTTTATGAAAATACAGGCGGTCTATGGGGTTCTTGAAGTAATCAAACGCGATGAATACGATGGGTATCAGGAGGTATTTCATTATTTTCTCCATATATAATAAATGCCAGGTTATAAAGGAAAAGAATACTACGCACCAGAACCAACCGAAGAAGTCGATACGCTCGACAAACGTTTCTTCATGGGTCTCACCCGGACACAGACTGGTTTGATCGCGCCACCAGTCATCTACTTTTCGATGGTTCTTCTCGCCGTGATCATGGCGCTCCCAGCCGTATACAAAAAGCGTCCAGCCCTCTTGATACCATTGTCGATAGGTTTATACATCAACGGCATCCACTTGTACCATCACTACGCACTCTTGAAAAAGTAAATTAATTTACGCGTGTATATTAATAGAATGTTTCTATCCAAGGTTTTCGCAAACTTGATATTCCAGTCACTCGTGACATACGGCTTTGCGAAGGCTACCATAGATGATCCAAAGATGAGCGAAGCGTTCGCCAAAAATGCACTCACATACATGATCGCGTGGTTCATCGCGATTCTCATGTTTGCGTTTACGAAGAATATAATCACACGATTCATGCTTTTCACGGCCATGTCTGCCGTCGCCGGTATGTTCTTGGGTACGCGTGGTAAGAAAAACGCGAAGGAAGCTTTGCTCGATGCGGTGTCCATTTTCATCGCCATGTTTACGCTCGGTGTGATCACGTATACCCTCGGATACGACCTTCGATCGCTCGGATCCGTTTTGTTTGTCGCACTCGTGGGTTTGATTTTGTTGAGGCTCTTCTCCGGTAAGAGATACTCGGAACTCGTCGTGCCTCTGTTTGCACTTTTCGTCGTGTACGATACCAATAACATACTGAGACGCAACTATGAAGGTAACTTTGTGGGTGCGTCGTTCGATTATTTCGCAGATATACTAAATTTATTCAGTGGTCTTCTCGAAAACGAATAAAAAAATTTTTATTTTTTTCACTTTCTTTTGAAAGAAAAAAGTTTTGAAATTTTTATTTTTTTTATTTTTAAAAAATTTTACTAGAAAACAAAAAATAAAAAAAATATTTTTTTCACTTTCTTTTGAAAGAAAAAAGTTTTTAAAAATTTATTTTTTTTTTCAAAACTTTTTCGGAAGTAAATAATAATGAGAGTCATTCTCAGAAAAAGTCCGATCCGTGAAAAGAAGTACAGGGTGACCTTTCCGGACGGAGACCACGTGGACTTCGGTGGCAAGGGATACACGGACTATACCATACACAAAAATCCCATGCGCATGCGTCTCTATGTATTACGACACGGCGGTGGCGATACGCGTAAATTTAGTGATCCACAAAAGGTGCACGAGAGAATGTCTAAAGTGACTAAGAGCAAACTCGAGGATTGGGGAATCTCGGGTTTGAAGACTGCGGGATTTTGGTCCAGGTGGCTTTTATGGAGTGAACCAGACCTGCGCGACGCAATGCGCTTCATGAAAATGCGTTTCGGACTAAATATAAAATATATGTAAATAATAGATGTTACCAGGTTTGATTCTACCTCTATTGAATGTACTCGGTATAAATGTATTTCCAGGTCAAGACGCATGGAGTCCAACGGTGCCATTCGATAGAAATAAACACTATTCCATATCTGCATTATCGATACTTTGTTGCTGTATCATGATATCTAACGTGATGCGCAAAAAATTAATTGGGTGGTGGGTTCCAGTCCCATTAAAACCAGTCGGATACGCTTCGTTCGCGTTGCTCGTGGTAGTTTCTGGTCTAGTGTCATTGGATACGTATCATAGAATATTAGCCATGATACCTAAATTGGATTCAACCACAGAGGCGGAACCACCAGCGACGGAGGAAGTCGTCGTCGCGTAGATTAAAAGAAGTTATCTGTTCGGTACAGTTTTGCAGAATAATCACCGGTTTGACCCAATATGTTCACCGTCTCGTTACCGTATATTTCTTGACAACCCATGTCATCCATGCAGTCTCTTTCACCCAAACTCACTGGAAGAGAGTACATTTGATCCCCGGGTGTCACGGTATAATAATGATAGCGATCGCGACGCCCCCGCACTTCCTTACCGTAGAGAGGAAGTGTTTCATTATTTTCACCGAGCAGCACACCCATTTGTTGCACGCGCGCGGGTTTATATTCTTTTATGGGTGGCGCTCTAAATTCACGCTCTACGGGAATTTGAACCGGTACGGCGACGCGCTCTCGGGTGTGTACGCGTCTGACGGGCTGAGGCTTAGTGAGTGTGTACAAAATCACGAGCAACAACACGAATATCGTTATGAGCATGGCTGTGTGTTTAGTCTTTGCGTTCATCTGTTATATAGTGAGATTATAAAATTACACGCGCACACTTCTATTCTTTCTAATGATAATTGATGACTCTCTGACCACGCATGATCTGCAACACACCACCGTGGATTCCATGGTCACCGACTCGGGGCACGTGATTAATTTCAATCTTTTTCCCGTTTACGATTAAGAATTTTCGGGCACCGTGTAGGATGGAACGATCGGTGACCATGTTGGTTCCCGAACCCCATCTGTAATCGTAAACTGGAGCGTAAGAAGGCATTTTATGCGTTAATCGATGCACGCGTTTGTTTCACTTAGGTAATATCTATTCTACCTAATCTATACTGTACGAGAAGCCACAACGTAAACATGACCGTTTTCAAAAGTTTATTCGCATCAGTGTCGTCCATCTTATATATGGGTCCCACGATTCTACCAAAGAAGGTTTCCTCTTTTGCGTTACCCGTGACGTACATTTCCATTTGTGTGAGTGCACACGTATCGTCGTTTACGGACCAATGATAAAATATGAACGGTATGAGTATGCTATACATTTCAAGTAACTGCGTATTTTTCAGAAATGGCACGATGAGCACCGCCATGAATAATACGAGGTGGATGAAGAATATAATGTTCATCTATTAGTATGGAGCAAGAAATTATTAACGCGAATTCAATCGAAGGATTTCCAAAGGATATCGAAAAGTCCGACGCACCCAAACAGTGGCACACACAACAGGAAAAGGTCCTCAAGGAATGGGGTGAAGCGGCCGCCTGTTATAGATACATGAACTACCAAGCATTTTTGATGTTTCAAAAATTGAGTATGCGTTTTACGCTTCCCGTGATCGTGCTTTCAACCATCACGGGCACTGCGAATTTTGCACAGGAACAATTTCCCGTGAGTATTCGCTCAGCCGTACCATCGATCATCGGTGGTCTTAATCTCATCGCGGGTATTATCGCGACTATCATGCAGTTTCTCAAAATAAATGAATTGATGGAAAGTCATCGATCCGCGTCACAACTGTATGGTAAATTGTCGCGTAAAATCAGACTTGAACTAAACCTTCCATTGGTGAATAGAACACTCGATGGTAGCGACATGGTCCACGACTGCCAACAAGAGATGGACAGACTCATCGAACAAAGTCCACCCATACCAAAGAAGATATTAACTTCGTTCGACCGAGAGTTCCCAGATGATAACATATTCACAAAACCAGAAATACTACACGTCCATCCGATACTTCCATTCAAGGCTATAAAAGAATACTCCATCATGAGTCTCCTAAAAGATCCGAATCAAAGAAATATGACTGAAGAAGAACTGAAAGAAGAACTCGATGAATTGCGTGGACGTGTGATGCCCGGCAAGCGGGGTATAGTGGATCCATTCAAGAAGACTGGCATTCGTAATCGTGCATCCAAAGCAATCGAACTAGTAACTAAACCGATCAAACCTGCGGATGTCGATCTCGAAGTTGGCACCGAAGATAATCAAGAAGGCGAAGAATAAGTGAACATACGTTTTGCTATGAAAGCGACTAAAATAAACAATATTAAATTAAAGATACCAAAACATAGTAAGTAAGGAATCGCTTTCCTTTTTATAGGATCTATTACCCGAGTCTGAAGCGCATCATTTTCAAAAATAATATCTATAGCCTGATTAGCGAGATCATCGTTCTTATTTTCAGGCATGGACGCTTTCGTTAAAATAGTAAAACAAAAAAAGAGTACGGGTTATACGCTCCATAAAAAAGAAATCGACATTTTAAAATCACATATAAAAGATGGAAAAAACGTCATGATATGCGGTGCATCCGGCACGGGTAAAAGTTTTATAATAAATTCAGTCTTAGATGAAACGAATAGTATAGAAGTCGCGGACAACTTCAAGGTGTTGGAAGAATTAAAAGAATCGAACATGCACCTGATACTAGACGACTATAGACATGAAGTTCTGGTTCAAAGACAGCTAATAGAGCGTGTATCCGAAGGTGATAGGCTTACTAAAAAGCCGTTCATAGTTTCATCTAATAGTGTATATTTATTACCAAACTTCGAGCTCATACTCGTACCAAAGAGAACACCAGAACAAATCGCAACCCTCGATTTGAACAACAATGAGCGATCACTCGCGATCGCTAAAAAATGTAAAGGCAACTTGCACAACTTTTTTGATTATATGAATTGTTCCGATGAAAAAGATCATTTCATAGAACCAAAAGAATTGGCATCTTTAGTATTATGTGATGACTCTCACACGAAAATATCCGATCTGAGTTCGGAACATGGTCACGTGTGGGGTGTTATACATGAAAACTATCTAGACTCAAACGACGTTAATTACAAAAATATAGCATATTCGTTATCCGATGCCGATCTATTCGATACGAGTATATATCAGGGACATTGGAGTTCTATGTTATATTTTGAAAATGCAGTGATAAACATACCTAGAACAAATTTAGGCAAAAAACTGAATGCATCAACACTCAGACCGGGTAGTTTTTGGACTAAGTTTGGAAATTATAAGATGCGAAGTCAGAAATACAATAATATAAAACTTAGATCTGGGTGCAAGAGTCACCAAGAATTGTATCTCCTACGAAAATATGCCATAGAAAACAACGTGGAGATGTACACCCATTATAAACTTACTCCACAAGATTTTGATGTTATAAATCATTTATCGATTGGTAATAAACTGAAACCGCGTGAAGTATCACAAATCAAGAAAAAAATAAAAGAGTATACAAATGAGCAATAGCAATAGCAACAACAGCACAGCTACGAGTAAGCGTACCGTATCTGGGTTGGTAACCAGTGTACGCCAAGAGTTTAACAATCAAATGAAAACCATAATGAAGAGTGTTGTACAATTTGCCGTATCCCCAAAACCGAAGGTTATCTCATCCAAACGATCTGCATTCAAAAAATACGTAAAAAAACCTAAAATCCCATCGAGTGGGTCTGCATTTAAAAAGTACAAAAAGTAACTTAAAACATATCGACGCGATTAACAAAAGATGCCAACTCCGACTATCTTACCACTCGCAACCGGTGATGATGAATTTAAGACGACACGTATCATTGGTAATGAAATGTTCTTCTATAGCGACGTGACGACGGACGATATTTTGGAATTTACTGAAGAATTCAAAAAGCTTGAAAATAAGTTGCTTAAGCAGTCTATCGACTTCCCGGGATTTAAACCGGAAATTCGAATTAACATATGCAGTGATGGTGGTGAAATGTTTGCTGGTCTCAGTGCGATGAACGTGATCGAAAAATCACGCGTGAAGGTCATCACCATCGCACAAGGTGCATGCTGTAGTGCTGCGTCCTTCATTTTGCTTGGTGGACATGAACGCCGCATGGGTAAGAACGCACACGTTCTCATTCATCAATTGTCTACGAATGGTTTCTGGGGCAAGTTTGAAGATCTTAAAAATGAAATGGACTCGTGCTCCAAGTTTATGGACATGATCACAAAGGTCTACCTCGAGAAGACTGAAATTCCAGAAAAGGAGTTCAAGAAACTCATGAAAAAGGATATCTATCTAAATGTTGAAGAGTGTCTCAAGTATAACGTCGTGACCTCGATTGACTAACATCCACACTTCTTTTATATAAACCAATAACAGCTAATATTATTATAACTATACACGCAGTATTCGCATTCAATGGAATATTCGTAGGTGGGGGAGGCTTAAGTCGCTCCAAACGCTCGTAATTTACGACCGGAATCATATCTACCCTTAATATAATGGAAACAATTTTTAAAACCGATAAAAACGGCAGACAGAGGTACTTTGATATAAGTGTGGAAAGTGTGTCTGATGGAACGGCCCGTATCATAAAAAAGACTGGTCTGGTCGGTGGGAAAGAATCTATTTCTATAATTGACGTAAAGCTTGGATATGATAGCGCTCTTAAACGTGCAAAGACGATGTGGGAGAATCAAAAGCAGATACCTATTCTTCCTATGTTGGCGAATAAATGGGAAGATAGACATAAGTACATATCTGAACCATTTTATGTACAACCAAAAATAGACGGCGTTCGACTTCTCGTGTCTAACAAAGGTGGTATATCGAGAACGGGTAAGATTGTACCAGGAACTGAGTACCTAGGTATAGGACTCAAAGATGGAGAATACTTAGACGGGGAGTGTTACGATCCGTCTAAAAGTTTCGAGGAAATCACGAGTTTATTTAAGACAAACCCAAAATCGTTGGAATTTCATGTGTTTGATTACTTCGACACAAATCGACCAAATCTCACATTCGACGAACGCATATATAGGGTGACCGTGGAAACAAAATGGGTAAAATCAAAAAATGATCTCGATGCAGTTCATAAGGCGTACGTAGACGCCGGTTATGAGGGAACCATGATACGAGAAGCGTCGAGTATCTATGAAATCGGCAAAAGAAGTAATTACCTATTGAAGCACAAGGATTTTAAGACGGACGAATACATGGTCGTCGGTGTAAGAGAGTGCACGGGTAAGGATGTGGGAACGCCCGTGTGGGAGTGTATCACTGAAGATGGACATGGGTTTACCGTGAGACCGGAAGGAACCCAAGAAAAACGACGGGATATGTTCAAAAATAGTTCGAAGTATATGAACAAGATGCTCACGGTAAAATACCAGAATCTCACTGAACTCGGTGTACCTAGATTTCCGGTGGGAATCGCATTTAGAGATTACGAGTGATGTTATAATATATGCAGAAAATTGCGATAGATATAGATGAAGTGCTCATGCCTTTCGTAAAGCCAATGGCTAAATGGCGTGGTTTGAAAATGCCGGCATCTAACCAAAGGTATGAATACGTATACAAAACAATGTTTAATATCACTGAAAGTGAATCATCTAAAATGGTTGAAGAGTTCTATCAATCCGAAGATTTTTATAAAATTCAACCCATCGTTAGATCTCAAATTGGTATGGTTAAACTTAAATCCAAATATAAAAAGATTTACGCAGTAACTGGAAGACAAGATGCGGCTCGAACTAAAACTGAAGCGTGGCTCAATCGCCATTTTGAAGGCATCTTCGATGATCTCGTGATGACGAACAGTTACACTGATTTAGAAATAAGCAAAGTCGATATTTGTCGTTCACTCGCTATAAAGACGATCATAGATGATAACATACACATATGTCGCGAGTGCAAAAAAGATGGTATGAAAGCGTACAATTTCATGGGATACGAAGAAGTATATCCATGGTGTGAACAATCGGACATGTCGATGTACGGGTGGAAGTAATATAAAAGATAGAACCGAATGATAGGCAGGAACAAACATGGCTTCATATGGTATCATCGGTGTGAATCCGGATAGCCTTAAGGTTATACGTGATATGCAACAATTCAAAAGTGTACACGTACACGATAAGTATAAAACCTCACTCAAACCATTTAAAAATGTAAAAATGTATCCAAACGTTGCGGATCTGACTGTAAACATGGATATGCCGCGAACCATCGCGACGTTTGTAAATCCGGATGACTACGAACACGAACGAACCATGGATCAACTCATTGAATGGTGCGACAAAGAAGACACCATCGTAAACATGAACATGGAAAATTTCAAGACGAGTGAATTACACGCGGAAAAATGCAAAGACAAGGGTATACACTACATGGCTGGTGGTGTATCCGATAAACTTTTGATCATAGATGGTCCGAAAGACATCGTCGACGCACAAGAAATTTTCTTTCGAACATTCGCTAAAAAACTCACACACGTTGGCGAGGAACCGGGTTCTGGTCACTTGATTAAATCCGTACACGAAGCAATGGAATGTACATTATATCAAGTGTACGCAGATATCTATGCATATTTCAATCAAGATGCATCAATCATAAACATACTGAATGAACTACGAAAAACTGATGTAAATGGTCCAATTTTAAAACACACTATAAATCGAATGTATACCGCACCACAGTACGAAGACATCGCACACGAAAATTTGAGATCCACGTGGTGCTCTATTCAGGCATTAAATACGGGTGTGTGTGTGCCCATATTGCAGTCAAACGCAAACGCGCGCTCAATGAGTAGAGATTTGAAGTTGACTGAAACGTCGCAGGTGTTCAACAGATTTACCGACAATTTGGTCGCGTTACAAACCGTGCGTTTTATGTATGCGATGGTATACATTGAAGCCACGCGAGCGTGTCCACAACTTAAAAGTTGCATAGAATCGAGTGCGCTCGAGTGTGACATGTTCAAAGAAACAAACCCATACGAGGTCTTACAAGAGACTGCACTCTATGCGAAGACATTTTCTATTCATTGTATGCACGCAGGTATACCGTGTCCGTCTATTCAGGCCGCGTTATGCGAATATTATTTTTGGGCTCAAACGAAAACTTCTATGAATTTCATCGCATCTCTGCGCATATAATTTTATATATATAAATTAAGCATGTTTATTGTAATATTTCTAATCGCTATACTTATACTCACAAAACATATATTAAATGCACCTCGTGTAGAATATAAGTCATACATGTTGACCACTGACCCCAATGGAAAACGTGCACGTAATTTCATAGACACATACGATCACACCGTACCTTTAGAAATAGTACAGGGACCCGATACTCGAACACCCGAATCCGCAAAAAAGTTTTCTAAACTCGTAGAACCTAAATATTACAGACAAGCTCTCAAATTATATTACGATAAAAACGCGGTGAGACCAAACATAACATATTTTAATTTAGGAGCCATAGGTTGTTATGCAGGTCACATGAACATATACGATAGATGTTTCAAATCCAAAGAAAAATATGCACTCGTGTTTGAAGATAATGTCATCATCACACACCACAAATTTTTTGATGAAGTTCAAGAAGTGATAAACGAATTGGGTGATAACTTCGAATTATGCTTTTTTCATTGCCTATCGCGATACCCCGCATCGGAAAAAAATAGAAGTGGGTTGGAACTCGTAAAATGGATATCTAGCACTAAATGTTATCTAATTCACGTTGAAAATATGAAAAAATATACGAAATATTTTGAAATCATGGATAATCACATCGACATGAAACACGAAGATTTGATTTTTGAAGGTGCGCGTATTTATTATAAAGATCTAAGACACTGTATGCTCATAGACAGATCACATACGAGTACGATAGGACACAGTGATTGGAATAACAAGCAATTCTTTTCGAAGAGATATCCGGATGCGACCGTGGACCTCCTAGAGAAAGGTTATTAATTTTTTTGTACCGTGAACATAAGATGGTAATCGCTGTACTTATAAATGAAAAAGTTGACGACATACACGAAATAAACGTAGACCTATCGCCCGATAAAAACGAGATATACAAGATACTCAGGGGAAATGCAACTTTTATCGGGCAATGGGAAGATGAACTTGTAGTAATACTAAAATGTAAGGAATCACCATTTAAATTATATAAAAACGAAAATGTATTACCTAGACCATTCTCTAACATGGAAATTGATGGAAGAATATTGCTCATACGAATGGACGCTGATTCGGAGCCACAAGATTTTGTGATAGAAGAATATCAAAAAATGTTGGAGGAAACTTCGCATAAAACAAGAACTCTCACTTCCAAGGTACATCCTGTGGTCTAAACCGACACGCACTCTTGAGAAACTCAACGAATAATTCAAAATCTTTCTTTGGATCTTCGAGATTGTCGATGGAATCGAGTACTTTTCCAACGTATGCATTGTATTTTAAATGACCACCGTGGTGTGTTAACCTATTTTGCCTGAGTCCAGGCGTTATATATCTGGGCATCATGATTATGTTTTTGCCATCATTCACATCGTATCTGAGAAACTTAACGACTGGATGCTTTTTAAATTGGCGTGGTATGACGTGATGATCTTCTATATTTTTTATACCCATGCGCATTTTAAAATTGCGTCGTAAAATGGAACCATATCTCATACTATTCTCTTGGATAACTTCTTCACCGAGACGCATGAGTGAATCTTCGAGTTCATCTACTTCGTACCACGCGTCGTAACACTCGCGACACGAGTCTTCCTCTGCGCATATTTTTTCTGCTTCGCGTATGGCTTCCCTGAATCTGAAACGTAAACGATCGTTACCGTGTATTTCAGATTTTACAGACACCGATGGTTTTTTATAGATAGTTTCAAGTATAGTGGTACGGATTTTGATACGCCTGTACTTGTAAATATCATGGGGTTGGTACGATGCGCGTATCATCTACGCTATTATGTATGGGTATTTTTTACGCTCTTCTTTTGTGCGCATGAGTTGAACCAAGCCAAGAAATGTCACGAGTACGAGTATCGCATCTTCGAAATCTCGAGTCGCGGAAAACGAAATCACGAATAAAGAGACCAACTTAAACCAAGTGCTCGATGTAAATCTCTTTAATATTTGTGGTGCTTCACTGATTGGATTAATACCAAACATCGTGTGCAACAAAATTAGTATCCCATACAACGTGTTATGATTCAGTGTACTATCGATAGATGGATAAAAATTCATGGACGCCACCTTCACACCCCCGTAAAGGGATGCAGCTATGACAGGTATGAGAATAGAGGTATTCTGGAGAAAAGCCATTTATATATACTAACATTAATTTTTACATATGGGGTGCGTATGTAAAAATTAATATGCTCTTAGCGGGGCTCGAACCCGCGACTTTGGCGTGCCTTTGTGAGAATGAACTCACGCGAGTATACTATCGTATAAGCACCACACTCTGACCAACTGAGTTATAAGAGCTTCATTTCATATCTACATTACACACCTAGTCTTTAAATTACTGAAATGTTGATACAACATCGTTAAACGTATCTTCGTCTACATACGTTTTCATTATGTCAACGATCGCTTGATTTCCACTGCACACCGCCCCGATGAGCGCTGGGCGAGCCATCACATCCATGTATTCGTGATAATAATTCCCGAGTGCAGTCTGACATGTATTAAGAAACATCATCATCATCTCGAGCGCTTGGACTTTGTTTTCATGAATCGCAATCCAATAAATACTAAAGTTCTCATATGTGTGTTTTTCACTTTCGTAATCTTCGTACACGTGATTCGCATGTTCGAGGATTTCGTGTTCGAGTGCACGGAGCGCGTGAATGTTACCGTCTCTGATAGCGCGTTGGAGTTCCATTTTATCGTTTAACGAATCTATTCTTGTATTGACTTAGGTTGTTTCTATTCTTTATATTTTTAAGGTCATTCGAAAATATCTGATAAGATTTATCAAATAACATCTTGTCTATGATGTACATTTTGTCGTTTTTACTGAGATTAGTCGTATTATTAAAAAAGAAATCCGCGACTTTCTTTCTACTTCTAAAATGCCTATTAAGCATGTTTATTGATATATTATTTCCATTTTTCGCTTCATTCCTGCGTGAATCTATCATGGAATACATCATGAACCCCTCTCTCATCAAGTCCTTTCTGTTTTCAGCTTTTTTGAGCATTTCGTCGAATTTTTTGTAAAATTCCCTGCGTTTTTTTCGTTCTACATTAACCATATTTAATATCTTGTTTTGTATATCGTTTGGTAGTCTATCATTCGTTACTCGACGAAACATATATTTATAGATACATAAAAATTACGCGGAGTTTGAGTTGGGACTATTTTCGTGTGTTATTTTAAGATGCGTATGTGGCTGGCCGCAAAACGATTCGTCACGCATGCGAGGATGCATCTCGTCATGAGTTTTATACAGGATGGTATATGCAAAACACTTGACAGAGTAAAAAAAGAATATATACGTTACATTAGATTACATGAGTGATTGGGGTGCTCAACAGCCAATTCGGTCAGAAGATGTTTGTCGTAACACGCGGAACGTATTATATTTATTGTCTTCAGTCGTATTGTTTATTGGTGTGATTTGGTATCTAAAATTAAAAGCTTAAAATTAAACACTCACACCCCTTGTGAGATCGAATGATTTCTTTCGCCCTAACCACCGGGTGATCGCATCCTTTACGCGATTATCAGCTCCGTATGTGGATGAATCTATCACACTCAAACCATTACACACATCGGGTTTATTTTCTTTATCAGGGAATTCTTTATTAAATTCACATATAGTGCGATATGGTATATCCGGAGCTTCATCCAATAGGCGATCATATTCAATGCGTTGTTTTTGTACAAAGTCTAAGGCATCGGTTCTATGTTCTACATCTAAAGAAAGCTCCATGTCTATGTTTCTGTAAAACTTTGAATATTGGATAGACATGACCGAATGTGCTTCCATCATGGTTGAACTGTTACTAAATTTAGATATGGATGTCAATATACCAACAACTACATTTAAAAAGGCAAATGTATATTGAAAAATGATAATGTTTCTCTTCATATCTGGCGAAACATTATCATCACTTGGATTAAGTACGGCAAACCCACCTACACCCGTTATAGATGATATTATGATACACGGGTACGTGAGTGCGTCTGTGAGCCACTTATAGTGCATCCTCGCATGGTTATGTAACCACCTATACCCCGCGGCTCTCTCTGCCCAGCGCCTGAGGAGTCGCTCTTCACGTTCACACCAATGGTGGGTGTTCATTATTTAACGCAGAGAAATTAAGTGCTTGACGCCTCGCGAGACGGTCGACTTCGTTGTTTTTTTCATTCGTAGAGTGTGCCTTGACCCACTCGATCGTGACACGAATGTTTTGATTCATGAGCTCTAGTAAACGCACCCATAATTCTTTATTGGCGACGTCATTACCGGTACTCGTTTTCCAACCGTTTGATACCCATTTTTTAGACCACTCCGTGAGTCCCAATTTTACATACTTACTATCCGTGTAGATAATGACATTACGTTCATTTAATTCAATACACTTTTCGAGAGCCCGAATAACAGCAGTCATTTCCATGATATTATTCGTACTCGTCTGAAATCCACCTTCGAGTGTGAAGTCTGGATCGTAACACTTCGCCGCCCATCCACCTGGTCCAGGATTATGTAAACAACTACCGTCTGTATATATTTCTATCATACTTACACGTGTATCGTTTTTTAACTTTAATATGCATTCGCTTTGTAGCCGTATCCACCATTATTTGATATGGATTGCGTATTAAGAGGTAATTGGTTACCGATGTTACGATTATAGAGAGGCATCGGTTTATATGTATTCATTTTAGCTGTACCGTTTTTAGTTTTATCGAAACGCACGAAATATACGATTACCAACGCTAGTACCACAACAGCCACACCGAGTACGATGACACCCATGTTACTTCTTTTTGGAACGCCTGCAACGCCTGGTACACTCTGTGCTTTTTCAGTAACGATCGGTTCGACTGGAAGTTCTGGTTGTTCCGGTTGTGATTCAGACATGTTTATATTATGTACACAATAAAATTTAAACACGTGGTTTACGTTTTAAATTTTATGGTTTGATTTTGTCTATAATTAATTAAACTAAAACGAATTTAGTTGGAGAAGGCGAGGCCACCCATACCGGATTGGATGCGGAGGACGTTGTAGTTGGTCGCGAACATACGGAGCGTGGTTTCGGCGATACCGGTCTTGGCCTTGATAGCGACTTGGGCATTGTCAATACGAGAGAAGTTGCACGTACCGGTTGGTTGGTGTTCTTCTGGCTTGAGCGCGAACGAGTACGCGTACACACCGGGCGCTGGGGAGCCGGAGTGGTGAACGAATGGTTGCACTTGGTTGAAGTACTTACCGGATTGTTCCTTGAATCGGTCTTGGCCGTTGAGGACCAATTTGAAGGTGTCCAAAGTACCGTTGTCATCTTCGGAGAACTTGGCACCTTCGCTGAGCACGAGTGGGGCACCAACGAGCGAATCGGAGATGAAGCAGTTAGACACGGTGCCGCGCGCGACGTTGGAAGTGACGGTCGCGTGGGCGTTGGCGGTGCGCCAAGAATCGGTACCGTCATCGAGGCAGAAGACGAGTTCCTTGATTGGGTGGTTGTACGACAAGCGCTTTTGCACTTCGGTACCCGCGGTGACGGAATCGGTACCGGTGTGTTGCACTTGCTCGATGAGGTATTCGTGACCCTTTTGGGCGAAACGGCGTCGCTCTTCGGTGTCCAAGTAGATGTAGTTCGCCCAGACCTTGAAGGTGGAGCCGTCGGTGACGGTCGCGAAGGCGCTCGACAAATCGAAGTCGAGACGGACTTCGTGGTATTGGAGCGCGATGAGTGGCAACGCCAAACCTGGGTTGCGGTTGAAGAAGAAGATGAGTGGCAAGAAAATCTTGTCGCCCGCCTTGGTCGCGGTCGTCATCTTACCGTAGTTCGCTTTCTTGGATTCATCCAAGTAAAGCTCGGAGTACAAACGCCACCACTTTTGGTAGTGCTTGTCGATGCGCTGACCGCCAATGGACAATTCAACATCCTTGACCGCGCGCTCCGCAAGCCAGGCATCATCAGTCACGGCGGTGGCACCGGACTTGAGTTCGACGTACATGTCGGCGACCAAATCCCCGTTACGCGCGACGGTGACGGAAACGCGGCCATCGGCACCTGGGGTACCGTTGACGGTTTGTTCGATGTTTTCCATCGCGAAGTTGGTGTGACGCTTGTACACCGCTTGGAAGAAGGTAACCTTTGGGTTACCAGTCAAGTAGACATCTTGGGCGCCATAGGCGACGAGTTGCATGAGACCACCGGCCATTGTGAGAGTTTTTGTACTATATACGGAGAAAATAATTTCGCGAAAAAACTCAGTTTGATTTTTCCTGGAGTATTGTATAAATGTCTGATCAAATACAAGTCGAACCAACACAAGAAATATATGAAACCGATTCCGAATCCGAATACGAGACCGAAAGTGAACTTGAAATTCAGATCGACGAGGATCAAGATGGGTCGCAGCCACAGGAATTCGACGACGAAGAAGAAATGCCGGAATGGGCGGTCATGGGTGAAGACGACGTTATCGGTCACATCACCGATGTCGCGACGTCCCTTTTTTCAACGGAAGAGGGTGATACAGTGTGTAGCGCATTAGTATCTATATCTAAACAAATTGAAACCCAAAATAGGATTATGGTCAAAATATTGGCTCACCTCCAAAAAAGTACTTAGAAAAATAACCCGTGGGTAGAACAAGGAGCTGTCGATGATAGAAACACATTACATCAATCACGATGCAAATCCGACCGAGACGAATCAGGTGATGTGGATGAATCACATCCAGGGTCTCAATCCGGAGCAGCTCATTAACCTTTTGACCCAATTGGAAGACATGTGGGACATAATGAGACGTGATGATGAAGCGGTATCCTTCCAACTGGGTTTTAAAAATTTCTTTACACCCAACGAACTTAACCATGATTCCGGTTTACCGATGACTAGCATAGATATCGAAAGTATTTCTGCAAAACACCAACGCATGAATTTACAATTAGGACAATTATATCACAGAGCAAATGCTCTGAAGATTCTTGATCTCGATGACGGTGATGATATGAAAATATCAACTCGAATTAATCGTTTGATAGACCAAGTTGACGACGCGTGGCAGATTGTATTCAGACATACACGAATCTACGAGAGAATCAACAACCCAACTTATATCCCCATAAACCCCGAAACAGACCCATCTATATTTAGGTGTTCTACATTACCGTCTTCTCTGGATGAATTGAGCCCTTATCAACAGGCCATATTGACCATCTTGAAAAAACTTTATGAAAACAACATAAAAAGATACAAGGGGCACTGTTGCAAACAAATTCGCACGGAAGAAGGCCACGATACTCGAGCTTGGAAACAGGAACACAGAATACAGGACTACGTATACGGTGTAGCGCAGAAAGAAACCGAATTTGAGTTATGGAAAAATCTTTCGTGTAGGGGTTCTGCATATTCCGATGTGATCCGTCATTTAACGAACTGCAACGACATGCAATTTCCAGAGATTAAACGTAACAGACACGTGTGGTCTTTTAAAAATGGGGTTTTCGTGGGTAAAAGTTGGTCGGATAAGACTGCGCTCTATGAAACGGCATTTTATACATACGACTCAAAAGAGTTTGCAAACTTAGATCAAGCTATCGTGAGTTGTAAATATTTCGATACTGATTTCGAAGATTACTCGTATACAGAAAAGTGGGAAGATATACCGACTCCATATTTTCAGTCAGTCTTAGATTATCAGAAATTTGATTCCGAAGTGTGTAAATGGATGTATATCATGGGTGGGCGTTTATGTTTTGACGTGGGGGAATTGGACGGGTGGCAGATCATTCCATTCTTGAAGGGGATCGCGCGATCCGGGAAATCGACACTCATCACAAAAGTGTTCGCTCTTTTCTATGACGTGGATGATGTCCGGACATTATCTAACAACGTGGAGAAGAAGTTCGGTCTTTCTTCGATTTATGATGCGTTTGTTTTCATTTCACCCGAAATCAAGGGGGATATCTCTTTGGAACAGGCGGAATTTCAATCCATTGTATCCGGGGAACAAGTATCTTGTGCGATTAAACATGAAAAAGCGAAGACGATGACATGGAAAGTCCCAGGTGTATTGGGTGGAAATGAAGTTCCCAGTTACAAAGATAATTCGGGGAGTGTTCTGAGACGTATGCTCACGTGGAATTTTGGTAAACAAGTGAAAGATGCCGATCCCACGCTCGATAAAAAGCTCGAAGCTGAGATTCCTATAATTCTTCAAAAATGCATTCGCGCATATCTAGAACACGCACAAAAGTACGCAAACAAGGACATATGGAACATAGTCCCACAATATTTCAAAGATGTACAAAGACAAGTCGCGACCGTTTCGAGTACGCTCGAGAACTTTTTACAGTCGCCTTACATCAAGTACAGTCCAGATCTCTGCTGTCCTCAAAAGTTATTCGTTGAAAAGTTCAACGAACATTGTACCGCGAATAACCTCGGAAAACCGAGATTCAATCAGGACTTCTATGCGGGGCCTTTCAGTCAGAGAGACGTGGAAGTGCGTCAGCACACCGCATTATACCGAGGTACACCATTCAGTATGCAACCGTTCATATTTGGTTTAGATATAGTTAATGATACCCTCGTATCAAACGAGGATGATGTGTAATAAAAATATACAATTACATTAGATATGGAGCGTCCGCAATCCCTTCAGAGTTTTATAAAAAACTCAGGAGTTGACGTGAAACGCGCACAGCCAGCACCTGCGTTTCCCACGCGTCTTAAAAACACGGTGATAAACAATCAGAACATGGGTGAATTTGCGCAATACGTGACAAATAGCAATAGCAATAACGATAACGCGTATAATACAAATTTAACTTTGAGTGGGCTCAATTTGGGTATGTTTAACGCGACGGTTAACAAAAACTTCGATGCCGAATCGCGTTTAGATTTAAAGTATATACTGCAAAAAACACCACTCGGGAAAACACCCATCGGAGAGGGTTTATCCATAGACACCAAAGAAATCGTTGGTCTTTATGGAAGATTCAAAACTGGATTTACTCACACCAAAGAATATGGAAAAAAGGGTGACATAAACACAAATTTTTTTACTGTTCAAGTAAAATTTACGCTCACGAATGGAGTTGAGACGAACGGCGGAACGGCCAATTTTTACAAAAATGGCAAGATACGATTTTCGGGTGGTTTCGTGGGTAAAGATTCACAAATTGAAAATCAACCCGAACTCATTCGCCGATTTATCGTAAAAAAATACACGCGCGGACAGGCATTTTTATACAACCCATTTGAATACAATAATTTAAGTGGTCAATTCAGAATAAATGGTATTATTTTGGATATGATGCGTCTGAATTCTAAGAGTCAAGCGTACGGGTTTAAATCAAATTATGAACCCGAGCTTTCTCCGATGATGTACGCGGTTTATGAAGGTCACAAATACATAATAGCGAAAAGTGGCGCCATACAAATATCGGGTGCTAAAAATCCAAAAGATTTGAATGTGGCGTACACAAAGGCGACTAGATTTTTCTCGATGTTGAAATCCAAAGGTGAAATAAAAATTACAGCTGCTATACCCAATAAAACACGCAAAGTGGTTTCTAAAAAAGCCACCACGTGTCCTAAATCGAGACGACCACCGTGTAGTCAGGGGTATCGAGCCAAGAAGAATCCACAAGGTGACGAGTGTTGTTACAAAATACCAAAAAAGCAGACGGCTCGAAAGTCTCCGGTGAATGCACCGAAGATCACATATGATAAGAACGGTAAAGTGATGATAGGTAAGAAGAAATGTGAAGCGTTGACTAAAACGACTCTCATACAAATGGCTAAAAAACTAGGTGTCGTTGGAATAAAAGATAAGAATAAAAAGGAAAAACTTTGTACTATGATTAAACAGTTCGATCTAGGAAATTCAAACTTTAAAGTCGGAGATAAAGCGTGTGTCGACTACAAAAAGAGTGACTTAGTGACGATGGCATTAGAAAAAGGTATAGAAGTCGATAATTCTGATACCATAAAAACCTTATGTGAAAAACTTAAAATCAAACAAACTAAAAATCGAAAGGAACAAGCCAATAGGACTCGCATGAACAAGATGATTAACATGGAAATCAAACGAAATGCTGAAGTAGAAAAAATAGAAAAAAAGAGACGCCTCAATAAAAATAGCATAAGAAATGACATAGAAAAATTATATGGACCGAGATGGATTAAAAAGTTCAAAAATGTTATGAACATAAATAAAGACGTAAAAGAACTATCAAATGTTCTAGATAACGCTGTAAAGTATAAAAACCTCGTTAACAAGAAGGGTGTTTTGAAGAAAATGCCTGCAAATGACATCAAAAGGAACATGGTGTCGGAGTGGAAGACCGCGCGACTGCAAGAATACAAGAAAAAGTTGATTCAAAAGGAATACGGTAAACACGGGAGTGTGGTTGTGAATTATATAGTTACATACAATCCAAGCAAAACTGAAATTAAAAAGTTCATAGAAAACTATAAGAAAACACGTTCTAATTTAACTAAGAGCAAGTGATACTTCTATTTATGAGTTTTGATGGTTCGGAAGCCTGTTTAATGTGCTTTGTGTGATATGAAAAATCATATCCAGCGAATCTCTTTTTTATTTGATCTGATATACCGACCGATTCAAATTGCCGTGCCGTCTGGGAACACACGGACTTACGTTCAACCTCAAGTAATCGATCTTCCATCATGATGAATTCTTTTATCGATTCTTCACTCAATCCATCACGTTTCATGGCTTCAACCATATCGGTCGACATTCCATGTGACATGTGGAAGTTTTTAGATTTGTACCCCATAGAACCCACGTTTTCTTTGCTATATTCGACACCAAGCATGAAATACAAAACGATTAGTATTACAAATATGTTGATAATCATTTACTAGTATTCAATATATTAAATAAATCCTTCACCTTATGAAGAATGTTAAACAGATCATTATCATCCTTCACGAGTTTCGGGTCAATGATTTCCAATTCAATTTGGTACGTGTTGGGATCTTCTGTATCCAAGTCTTCGACATCCCCTTGAACGATCGTCATGTCTATAGATAAATTCTTGCGAATAAAAGACATGCGTCTCTTTGTCTTCTTCATGTCCATTTCACCTTCATAATCTTCGATTGGGTGTTCAATCGAAACACCGAACCTGATATCATACGGTGCATTTATGAGTTTACCAAAGTCCTCGTTGTGGACTTTGTCTTTTTTGACAATCTTTTCTTCGGATGTATCCTCATCAATTGAAATTCGAAGATTATCAGTTTTACGATAAAAAACTTCTTCCGACCTATTCACGACCCGTTCCCAGCCGTCGTATTTCTTAAGACCTTCGAGGATGTTTTCAAATCCAACTTTTCCGACATCGGTATCAAATGTACCACAGTTAAATTTACCAACTCTAATTTCGAATTCAACGTGTTCTTCATTTCTGTATTTGTCAAAAATCGGTTTCACGTTATCAAACACGCGTCTGACGTCCATGGTTATTCAAGATACTCACGCGTCTTCTCCTTAAGTATTTTTTATATCCTAAAAATATATGCATGGGTTTTACAACTTAGGAAACACATGTTACTTTAATTCCGCCATTCAGTGTCTTCTTCATACCATACCTATATCTGAATACATATACAAGAGTCAATATGTCGGCGATTGCAAATTTACCAAACTTTACTATGATTTGGTAAAAATGTATTTTAGTGAACAGAACTCTGGGTGCATCGATACAACTGCATTACTCGCAGAGTTTCAACGTACATTCCCTAGATTTAAAATGAATGAACCACACGATAGCCAAGATGCGCTGTTTTGTATAATAGATATATTGGAAAAGGAGTATTCAATCATAAAAGACATAATCTATGGAAAAAAGACCCAGATAACCATATCACCGAAAGGTAAAAATACGAATGACGTCGACTATAGCATACAAACACTCACCGTAGACGATCATGTGTGCAAAGTCAGTGATTTGATAAATAAAAGTATGAATTGGAACACACTCGAGGGATACACCGATGACGATGGGAATGTTCATCACGTCGCGACGACGCGGGTTATTTTCAAGAAACTACAGCCGGTAATGATCATTTCATTCGATAAGAAGAGTCGTATACATTTAGAAGATGTCATTACGTTTGGTGACGACATTAAATATTCATTACAATCATGCATAATACATGAAGGTGTACAATGGGGTGGTCACTATTATTCCGTAACGAAGTTTAATGATAAATGGTACGTACAAGACGATGAAAATATATTTGAAACTACCATGAAGGAAGTAGCTGGGTATTACGTGTTAATATACGTGCTCAATAAATAAAAACATCAAAAGTTTCATGGAGGTGCTTAGATTCAATTACATACATTTTAAAAAGTCAGTCATTTTAATGTCCTCCTTTATGTTTACGAGCGTTCTATAGAACGTGCGTCTATTATTTGGGTGTGTTTTATCGGTGCGCTCCATGATGGGCATCCACCACATTGGAATGTCGTCGATCATGTAGCGACATTCAACGATCATCTTATCTCTCAACCAAGATGTATCCATTTTATCCCTCGGTATGATTGATTCAAACACGAGTTCCCCCTTTTCTTGAACGTATAGTCGCCACTCACCGTTCACTAAATGAGTTTGAAAGTCTATCGTGTTCTTTTCTTTTGGTTTCCATTTAAACATAGTTTCGTGCGTACCAATTTTAATAGGACAGTTTATGGGTGTGAATATGAGACCGTCTATGTCTTGGGTGACCGTGGGTAAGTAATCATCCAAGAAGCTTTTAAAATCACACATGAGATGAAACGTCTTCACTTTTAATTTTGTCGCATCATTCTTGAGAGACATCAATTTTTTGCAAACATTTTCACAATGCTCGAGTCGATCGATAAAATGTTTATGTCCCACGATTACGCCGGAGTCGATGAGGCAGTCATACACCATAAACATGTCTTCATATAATTCACCTTCAAGTATAGTACCTTCATACACGGGTCGTCTAAAATTAAGTTTACACAAATACATATCGAGCGCTCGGTTCACCAATACACACACCCTATGCTTATCATACATGAATGCCATTAACATGAAACGTACACCATCGGTCTTTTCACACACCACATAATCATTCTTACGGAGCGTATCGAAGTGTTTGTATTCAATCGATATAGGTTGGCAACCGGGGAATCTCCTATTGACACCCCACTGCGTTTCCATATACTTTATCGCGTATGTGTAAAGTGGGTCATCCCTCTTTACAGATACCCGTGACATCTGTTTAATGTTTCAATTTAAATCTTTAATTAGCTTTAACTCCCGCGGCGTTCAGTAGGTTACTTATACACTCGTGTGTATACGTCATCGTCAACTTAGATGCCGTATATGCATGAATTTTGACCCCCAATTCTTTGAATTTTGAAAACATTTGTTCCATCCGTGGGGGCACCCTATAATCGTATGTTCGCTTATCTCTAACGAATTTACTCGTATTCTTGCACATCATGACCCAACATCTGGCGCTACTACTTTTTACTTGATAGATATCCTCGCTAATCTTATTACCAATCTCCGTATCAAAATGAAGGCCAATCTGTTCAATGGGTTCGGTGGAATTATCCTTAACTTTAGTTTTAAACATTTCCCAATCGATACCTTCAATCACACCTGGGAAAACCACGCACCCAACACCTTCGTGTGGTTTAAAAACTTGTGCAATTGAACCTTCGTCCATACAAACCCCAAAATCTATGTATAGAATTCTATCGGTAGTTTTCATGTATTTTTGTATGATATTTGACTTCTCGTATGGGTCGTCATTTACGTACACGACTTCATTTTGAATTCCTTTTGACTGAATACACATTAAATTCAAACGAAGCACAGTGTGAAGTGTCTTTACATGACATGACTTACTCCGAGTCACAACGATGGTGGCTAACCTCATTTTATATATTACATGCATCTAAGCCTTAAGCCTCTCATTCATACACCCAGAGAATGGTAAGTTTCCAACATGTCCAAGTGTGGTATTTATATCCGCATAAATTTTACCCCCGACCTGTTGCCACCTTCTACAGAATGCATAATCCTCGGATAAATAACGCCTCGACTCTGGGTCGATCATGCAGTCGAATACCGCACAATATTCATTAAAATCTCTATTCGCGTGATCATTCACACAGTTCAATTCCGTGAACTTTTCGTGCATTTTATCAAATGCCGCTCGTTTGATGGCCATAAATCCAGTCGGTCCATCCAGAATTTCAACGAACCCGTTCTCAACCGAACGTCGATGTGCCCCGATATTTGCGACAAGACTCGAAGACAACATCGCCATATTTCTATCGTCACCGGCTTCGATCGCAGTCTTGGCTTGATCCCACATCACAACCTTCTTGGGGTACACCGCAACCGATACGTCGTGCGTGGATTTAACGAGACGAACGACAGAATCTGCGTTAAAGTCTATATCAGCATCAATAAACATGAAAATATCGGCGTCTGTTTTTTGCATAAACCGACCAACCGCGACATTTCTCGCGCGATGTACGAGCGATTCATTTTCAGTGGTGTCGAGCATGAGCATAATACCTTCTTTTATGAGTGCGATTTGAAGCTTAATTATACTCGTCATGTATTTTTCAAGGCACAGACCACCATAGCATGGCGTCGCTAAGAACAATTTCACCATTATACATGTTATTACATCTATTCCTCTAAGTATCGTTTAATTATATTTTCTATTTTGTTTATGGTCGGTATAGATACCGAACACTCATCACTTATTCTATTTTTAGACAATTTGCCGTGCATCACGATGTAAATGATCACAGACGCGACACTATTTGGAGTTTTACTCATAAGATCTGTGCAATCCTCTAATTTAGAGCACATCTTATTGCATTCTAACCGTTCAGCTCGGGTAACTTCAAATGAATTCAATAGACGTTGCATCACGTTAAATGGCTTAGTCACGTAGTTTTTCTCAGTCTTTCCGAGTAGCGTGTCTTTGAATATCTGGGTAGTCCTACTTATATCTTTGCTCTGAATACCAAACATATCTGAAATTTCTTTTGTAGTCCGGGGTATATTAGATAAGCGACACGCATATAATACGCAGTTCGCTTTTATACCCAATCTAACTGCACCGCGTGTTAGTTTCTCTACATTGAATTTTCTATACATCATCTTAGCATCTTTCAAGACACTTTCCGGGAGTGTGTGACAGGCTTCATCTATATCTTTATACGCGTGGAATAGCGATCTATCTGTGTGGTTCATAGATTGATGGAAATTAATTTTCGCCATTCGCTTGTTTTCATAATTCGATGTATTCTTTGTAGAAATGACCGTACCCTTACCCCACGCATCCGAAAATAACTCGGGGTTTGGATTTGGGTTACCACATCTCGAAGGGTCGTTTACACGGCCGTCTTCGGTGAGACCACTCGTCCATTCAGGACTGTCGTCTACGTAATGCTCTTGTGTGAATCCACATTGTGAACACACCGGCATACCTTCTTTTGTGAATACTTTTATTCCATTGCAATTATTGCATAAATGTGTATTGATCGACTTTCTTATAGTGGGTTTATTTAATAAACGGTCGACATCCGACCAGATGGCAGTCAATCCTTCCATACCAGAATATTTGTTTTTTTCATTTTTGAAAATGCGCACTTAGGTTCTTAAAAATTGAGATTATCAGCGTGCATTTTAGCGAACTCTTCTATGGAATCGACGACTTCTTTGAATTTCCTGGAGCCAGGGCTCGTAGGCTGCCATTCATTCCACGCCTTATCTATCTGAACTTGCGATGAAGGTGGAATCACCTGTCCGTCGATCTCGTCGTCTGGTACGATGAAACCTTCTAAATCACTATCTTCATCGGATTCGTCTATGATCTCACTATCCATGTCATCTTCGATCTCTTCTTTAAGGCAATACATGCCATCATTTATTTTAGAAAATATAGAACAACCGTCTGGGTAGTGTTCACATAAGTTTTCGTGTTGTACAAGTTCTTCGTTTTCATCTATCTCGTATACGCGCGCGCCCTTATACACGAGTGATGTATCGAGGTAATAATTGACGATGAGATAGTCTTCTCTATTGTCTTTTGTTACAGCGTATATCTCATCATCAACATCATCGATATTCAGTAATACTTTAATGAGATCACCAGGCTGGATCTCTGAAAAATTTATCATTCTTAAAGTTTTGAGACAAAAATATTTTCAAGTAATAACACACGCATGGGGGTCGAGATTTTTTCAAAGGATGGATGTAAATACTGTGATTTAGCTGAACAAATGTGCATCGATCTTGGTATCGATTATAAAAAAACAAAAATAGAAGTGAATGACCTTTCAAAATTGTGTGGGAAAACCGTGACGACGTATCCACAGATTTTCATCGATGGAAAACACCACGGTACATTTTTTGATTTCCAAGATTACATCGAAGACACCGAACCAATGTTGCTGCCTACATTGAATAGGTTTACTGTATTTCCTATACAACATGACAACTTATGGTCACTTTACAAACAGGCACAGATGAGCAACTGGACAGCTGAAGAGGTTGACTTATCAAAGGATATGGACGATTGGGATAAACTTACAGAAAACGAAAAACATTTCATAAAAATGATTTTAGCATTTTTTGCGGGGTCTGATGGAATTGTATTCGAAAACTTGAATAACAACTTCGCGGATGAAGTGCAATATCCCGAAGCCAGAAGCTTCTACGCATATCAAGCTCATAATGAAATGGTTCACGGGGAAACGTACAGTAAACTCATCGACAAATACATCCGTTCTCCTTCTGAAAAGAAGGAACTGTTTGAGGCTATCCAACGGGTGCCGTGTATAGAAAAGAAGGCGAGATGGGCGATGAAATGGTTTGATAATTCGAGGCCATTTAGTGAACGACTCCTCGCTTTCGCGTGTGTGGAGGGTATATTCTTTTCGGGAAGCTTTTGCGCTATATTCTGGTTGAAAAAACGCGGACTTCTCCCGGGGTTATGTTTTAGCAATGAACTCATAAGCAGAGACGAAGGTCTTCACCAACAATTCGCGGTTGAGTTATTTAACATGTTGAAATTCAAACCCAACAAGGATACGATTCAACAAATCGTACAAGAGGCGGTCGCGATTGAGAAGGAATTCATTTTGGACGCACTTCCATGTAGTCTGATTGGAATGAATTCGGAAAAAATGACCCAATATATCGAATACGTATCCGATAGACTTCTCAAACAGGTTGGACAAGAGAAATTGTGGAACTCCGCGAACCCATTTGAATTTATGGAAAATATAAGCCTCGATGGAAAAACTAATTTTTTCGAAAAACGCGTCGGTGATTATGGTAAAATGGACGAAGATTCGTGCGAGATCGAATTCGATGAAGACTTTTAATTATTTAGCCACATAGTAAACGGGTTTCGTTTATTATGTTGATTTTTTTATTTTAATTACATTTAAATTTACCCCGAAATAGTGATACGTTTGCCATCGTCGCACTGGCAAGACACTTGCTCCTTTACCTTAACTTTGAGAGTGATTGGTTTATCCACTTCTCCGCCCATGACATCGAGGGGTGCGAGATGACTACCACTATCAAACATATCGTACTGTGCTTCACTAAATCCGGGGAGTGGTTCTGGAACATCGACCATCGCGGGTGGAGCTTCACGCATCTCGTCTGATACATCCATTTCTGGGGATGGACCGGGCGCTGGCCCGGTGACCGCCATATCATTTTCCATTATGGCGTACCCTTCTTTCTTTATGTTCATCATGGCATACGTGATGAGAACAAACACAACTGTGTGCAGCACAAGCCCAGACATAGATGGGCATCCGGTTGGTCCGGAGACCCATTTACCGAAAATAGAACGCGTGAGACGATACGTATCTGGGTTAGAAATCACAAAGAATACGAGGGCTGACATGACAGAAATCAAAAATTTCTGCTGGGCCTTGGCGCCACCGCATCCACATCCACAATCCTTAAAGATACCCATGAGCTTTTTAATGTAAGGTAAGAAAAAAAACATGCTTAAAGTATTCGTACCAATATAACATATACAAACCAATATGTCGTCCGCTAACATGATCCAACTTTCCAGCACTTTTGATCCGTCCTCTGTTGTCTTCAGTAAGATGAAGAAGAACAAGAACGGTGGCAAGACAGTATACATTAACACCGCCGATGGTAAGGGCAAGTTGTATTTGCAACTCCCGTACATGCGAAGCCCTTACGGTCTGAGCGCCTTTACTGACGAGACGACTAACAAGACGTCGTATTCGCTCGATTTGTCTATCGATCCGGACAACGAGCAAGCCGTTGAACTCGCCGAAAAGCTCAAGCAGCTTGACGCGCGTATTATCGAAACGGTCGCGGCGAACTCCAAGGAATGGTTGGGAAAGGCATACAACGTCGAAGTGATGAAGGAAGCACTCTATAAGCCACTCGTGCGACCGGGTAAGGAGGAATACCCGGATACCGTTAAGCTCAAGGTCATGACGAAGCCTACCGGTGAATTCATGGCTGAAGCGTACAACCCGAAGCGAGAGCTCGTGCCGATCGACAGTGTTGAAAAGGGACAGCGATGCATGTGCATCGTCAACGTGACTCAAATTTGGTTCATCGATAACAAGTTTGGTGTGAGTTTGCGTCTATCCCAGGCTCTGTTCGAACAATCGACGAAGTTGCCCTCTTTTGCATTCCAAGGCATTGAATCTACCACGTCTGATCAAGTAGATGAAGGTGTGGAGGAAGAATATTACGAAGAAGAATGTGAAGTTGACGAATAAAATCTAACACTACATTAAATGCAGGTGGATCAGCATCTCAGAAACCTAAGAGCTCTGAGGGTTAAAGTCGGTAAAGCTAGAACACCGAAGGATCACGAGGCCGTCGGAAAGGAGATCACCGATGCAATAAAAAAAATAGGTTGTAATCCAGATAAAATATTTTACACAGTAAATAGCAATAAAGTCCCAAATTTTTCAGTTAAAAGAGCCATCAGGACTAAGGTTGGCACCAAAAAAATCGGTGCGGGTGAATATGGTACCGTATTTTTGGGATGCGTCGATAGAGAATGTAAGAAGAGTGTCGCCATAAAAATTCAAACTGATTCTTTGCAAAGAGAATACAAGATAGGTAAAATGATGAGTACACTGGGTGGAGTAAAGATATACGCATATGAAAATTGTGGTGATAAACACATCATGTACAGTGAGTATGCAAATAATGGGTCACTCGAAGACTTCATAAAGAAGAAACGCAATACACTTAGACCGATTCATTACAGAAGTATAATAACACAGGTATTATATAATCTTTATAGAATAAGTAAAAAATACCCATCATTTAGACACAGTGATCTTCATGCGAAAAATATACTCATAAATATGGACACCCCAACTTTGGAACCGACAAAGTATCAAATAGGTAAAATAACACTCAACGTGGAAGACGTTGGAGTTAGTGCACTTTTATCGGATTACGGTCTCTCTATGACAAACAGTATAAAGAACCCTTTAACGAAGGGTTTAGATAAAAACTGGGGAATTTCGTTAAATTCTCATCCCATGTACGATGCACATCTATTTCTGAACGCGATGTACCAAGTGTGCGCAAGACTCGGTGTGAGCGAGACCATGGAAACTGTGAGATTCATTCAGCGTATACTGCCTATGAGTTACATAGGTTTGCGTTCACCAAAAATCGAAAATTTCAGGTTGCGGATAAATGCGGATCATTCCGGACTACCGTCGTTTGAAAAGATATTCTCGGATCCATATTTTCTCCCATACAGATCGACCGTTAAACTTAAGAATAACCCTTTAAATTTCATACCAAAAGCTAAACCAATCGTGTATAGACCAAAACCAAAACCAAAAACTACCACACGAACATCAGAGTCTGCGATACAACGCGCAAAGTCGATCCTTCAAAAGGAGGCCAAACGGAAAGCTGCACCGATTAAACGGCGTGTCGCGCGAACTTCACCATTAAATAAGATATCGATCGCACCGAAAGGGTATGTGCGGGTGAATGGTAAAAAATGTACGACATACAAGAAAAAGGATATAGTGGAAATCGCAAAGAAGATGGGTGTGGATGTCCAGGGTAAAACCATTGAAAAAATATGCGAATCCCTAAAAATAAAATATGTTAAGTAAATAATAATGATCGCGTTTATTATACTTACTTTACTCGTACTTATTGTGCTTTTCTATACTGGAAATAACTCTAGTAAGTGTGACTGTGGATGTGGATGCAGTGGAAACGGTAAATGTGATTGCGCGGGTTGCGAGTGCAAAAAATGTCACGAACAATGGAAAGTTTATGGAGCGCATTGGTGTGGCTGGACGCGCAAGCAATTGGACTACATGAAGAAAAATGGAAAATCATTCGATTTCGTTGACTGTGAAAAGGAACAGTGCAACGGTATCAAGTCGTTTCCAACTCTTGTGAGTTCTAACGGTGAAGAAATTTCTGGTTACAGAGAAGTTTAGATACCTCGGACGACCGCGATCGCGAGCGACAACATGAAAGCGTCGAGGAATGTGTCGAGCTTTTTAAGGACCGACACGTGTTTCACGAGCGAACGGTTCCAGAGGAAACGAAGCACGAAAGTCGTGATGAGGATCATGAGGACGAACGTGAGAAGTTCGGTCACGGCATCTTGGGTCTTGCGCGCGTTCACAAGGCCTTGAATCATTTTATCTATTAATAATATTTTTTTTCTGAAATATTATTAATGGGGCAAGTAACTAAAAGACTCCCCCTGAGTGGGTCGGAGCCAAAATTTACACAGAAAATGTGGGGGCGAGCCGTGGGTATAAACAATAATAATTGTTACGCGTATGCCGTTGGGGATTATGAAAAGAAACGATCATATAAGAGTGTGCCCGGTGATAGAGCTGGAATGAAGAACATGAATCATTCTTACGTGAGCTGCAAACAACTCCCACAGCGCGTCGTGGCGGATAACCCCAAAAAGGTATACGTAGCAAAGGCTGAAGAGAAGTGTAAACCGGGACATTATAAAGTCATGATGTTCGTGGCACCTGGGAACCCAAGTAATTATTTTAGACAAGGGGATTTTCACTTTTATAAACAAGTGAATGAAGTTGAATATAAGATAAAGGGTGGTAATACACACGAGGCCATAGCTAAGTTTTTCAAAGTTCCAATCACCCGAGTTAAAAAGGCTGCCCCTAAATTGGTGCCCGGTAAGATCGTGCGGTTTAAGGCAAATATATTCGCTCACAAGAGAGGTTGGGCTACGGGACCGCTCATCACCGACGCGAAAAACAAAATCATCATCGATCCACGAAAAGCTTCTAGAAACTACGGTTCGTTAAATTATAAAACCTACTGCAGCTCATTCTGTGTTAAGAACAAGGGGATCAAAGTCGGACACACTCACCCCAAAGTCAGAAAGAAGACTTGAGACGTCGTTTTCATTTTCGACATCAAAGAATACATCGAGTGCGTCAAAAATGTATGGTTCTTGTAAATCTATCGTATTGGATACATTTTCAAACATATTATGTATAGTTATTTGAACTTTAAAATTTGCTCCATCAAAAATCTTTCTACACACGGGGCACGTCTGCTTACCTTTATCTTTCCACTTTTCTAGACAACGTGAATGAAACAAGTGGCCACATCTTATGTGTTTATTATGTCTCGTCTCTCTGACTTCATTGAGACATATAGCACATGCACACATTCTCTAGAAAGGTTGTATATAATATTTATCGTAATTTCGCGTGTTTAATATATATTGCGCGTATCGACCAATGGCTCGTCACACGAAGCACACTTGGTGGTGGTTTGGTTTGTTTTGAAAAGTTCCGGTCCCTTCGATTGCAGAAGTTTGCGATAAGAATAGTTGTCTTCATACGAGATACCGTTCTTGTTCATCAAGTAGTTGTTGTACAACTGACTAGCCGAGTTCACGGTGAAGCATCGACCATCGGCCATTCCAAGTCGCTGAGACATTTATTATTACATCAGAAATTAATTTGTCTATTCACGATCGTTCGTTTCCATGAATTTATATTCATGCCCTTCAATTTTTGTACTATATCTTTTATGTTTGCCCCTGATAATGTATCAAAAATCTCAAACTTTTCCGATGGGACTCTCTTCACTCTAATGCTCGGCTCTGTGTTTATGTGCTGATTAATTATGTTGTATGCAAATGCAATCTCCTTGAATGTCTCCGCCCCGGTGATGATCACTTTTCCTGTACTGAAGATACTGGTCGTGACTTCTTTCATGTCTTCCGCCGGCTTAAATTTTACCTTGACGGCAGAATATCGGTCTGGTTCAAACGATACTTTAAATACATCCGAATATTTTTCAAAGTGATCCGCCGTTCGCATGAGATTTATGTGCCAATTCAAACTAAAATTTGAATTTATCATGACGACCCTGAATGTATCCATGGGTGGAATACACGACTCGTTCAATAGCTTTCCAATCAACATAGATAATTGTTTAATGATATGTTTACAGTTTACAAGGTCTGCACATCCAGCGACTTGTATGCTTCCATTGGGAAATAACTTGATAGATTTAGAACTATACATATCGGTGTAACACAGTGTGATTTGATTGTAAAATGATGTGGGTTTGAGTGACCATTCATATCCAGGTGATTTTTCTTTGCCCGCCATTCGAATTCGTATGGGTGTTATTTTTTCGAAACACATACGAAGCCTTTGTATGTCGATCGACTTCTTAAAGCTTGAAACCATCGTGATTGTGGTGAGCTTCACCCACGATGGTCTGATGTCTTCTGGTATCTCGTTACGAAACTCATCGAGAGTCAGATAATATGAGAATGTGTTGTTTATGATCGACCCAAACATACTTAATTAATCGTGTAGCTTTGACCGACTTAGGTGCTTAAAGAAGTTAGAGAAATTGCATGAACATAACTTACATGCCATCATTTGTGAAAACAGCCCGTGTTTCGCATGATGTAGAAAGCGGGTCTAATATTGTGGAAGTCGAATACACTAAATATGAATGTGGGATTGGCTACATAAGTAAAAGGGATGTATTCGACACCACACCTATTGGAAATTGGACTGAAATAAGGTCGATAACCGACACACTTCGATATGAGCAATTTTTAGATACGATGGTAAACAAAACAACTGAAATCAGACGAAAGATGGCTTTAGTTGAATTGGAAACGTCTATGTGTGAAAATAATAATACGAGAAGCATCGTGCGAATCATGAATGCAGTTAAAATCCTGGATCCAACATTCTCACCACCTGTTATAAATATGCGATGTTCATGGCAGAAGAACTTCATCAAGCAAATGTGCTTAGAACAACTTCCAATCATCATAGACACGTGCGTCAACGATTTGCGTTTGGAGAAGTTTTTCAGAGTGCTGCAATTAATAGAAGCAGAATCGCTCCACCCATAAAGTTATTAACGAGTTTAGAATTTGTCTGTTCATTGTGATTATTAGCGTTATTTAACGCATTTGGAACATCTTCGTCGTATTGTATATTTCTTCCTGGATACAAACCTCTCGATAAAGAGCATGGACCCTTTTTACCAATTCGACCTGCGACCATCACTCCATAGTCGCACATCGGACTTCTGTAGTCATCTTTAAATTCTTCTTCGGTTGGTGCTTCGTGTTCGGCAAAATCTATGAGTTGTCTGCTCGTACCGGGCATAAAGAAGTCGTGCTGCACGTATGGGTTAACCCGATCCATGGATTCTTCATCCGTCAAAGGCATCTTTATACTACCGTAGATTATATTTCTTGTATTTCATTTTTTTACCGTGTTCAATCCACATCTTGTCCAGGTCTACATTCAACATGGACGACAATTGAAACAGGTAACTGAATACGTCGCCCATTTCCATCATGACATCCGTACCCCTTTCCTTTTTTAGATTGGTCTTCTTAAAAGTCTTCTTATATTGTCTAATGGCCGAAGCCAACTCACCTATTTCTTCTGTAAATAATAACCACACAGTGTCTATCGTACTATTAGTCCATCCTTTTTGTTTACATGTGATCTCTGTTTGTAACTTGTATTGATTTAGACTCATGTGTATATATGGTCACAAAACTTTATATGGTATATTATATAATGAATAAGCTTGTGTACACCGTAATCACATTGGCCATTTTGGTGACGACGGTCATCTATTTGGTTTCCACCAAACCAACTCCTACAGGAGAGTCAGTTAAGGTGAAAGTCGCCGTCGCGCCAGAGAAGCAACTCGTCAAACCAGACGACCTCATAGAAGAAGTGATTTTAGGTTCTGACGACCAGCCAGTTATTGGCGATCAAAATGGACACGGTCCAGCTATGACTATAATTTAAACACCGATCTTATTGTTTAGGCCTATTTTGTTACCGGTCGTTGATGTATTCACAGGCGCGTCGATTGGTTCGAGCCCTCTGTCCATATCATGGACGTATCCCATATACTGAGAAACACCGGATTGGATTTGTCCGACGGCAGTTTTTATGACCATGGTGTTCATCATCTTTACTTGCTCGTTCACTCGCGAGTTGTGATCACCGCTATTGTTTATGAACACCACACGCATGATACCATAAAGATCGTCATTGCTTTGATAATCTATGGCGATGCCAGTCTTGTTCTTAAAATCTTGGCGAATTGCTCGTTGAAGTAAATTTACATTGAATTCGGAAAAGAAAAGTGTGTTCAGTGGGGTCTGACATTGCTTCAAAGAGTTCAGGTGAAGATTATCACACATTTAATATAGTCCTGGAAAAAAACTATCAGTAATTATAAATGAACCTCACGGTTTCCGATTTCGATGAAGCTTACTCTACGGATGCGTGCCCACAATTTCGCCCTGTATGTAAGCCAGGCAATTGCTTTATCGCATCTTACCCACCAGTCGCGAAGCCTGGTACATATGGTGCATTTTTCACGAACACCCACCTCACCCAGCCCGAACGTAAATTCGAGGTCGCAGGTCCAGTCCCAGTGAGAAGCAAAGACTTCAAATAAATGAGTATAAAAAATTAACCTGTATATTTATAAAATGAGGGTTATTAAACGATCCGGTCGTATTGAAGACGTTAAATTTGATAAGGTCACCAATAGGATCTCAAAACTTACGCATGGATTGTCGAAAAATGTAGACGCATCTATGATTGCTCAGCAAGTGTTTTCTTCGATGCATGATAATATCAATACTCATGAAATCGATACACTCTCAGCGGAAATCTGTATCGGTATGATCACGAGCGATCCAGACTATGAAATACTCGCGACACGCATCGTCGCGAGTAATATCCAGAAGCGTGTTCCCTCAACATTTTCTGAATCCATGCTTAAACTCCACGACGCCAACATCGTCACGTACGCAATCTTAAATGTCGCCAAACAAATGGATGAACACATTAAACCCGAACGTGATTACGAGTTTGGATACTTCGGTCTCAAAACCCTCGAACGAGGATACCTCCAAAAGGTTGACGGAGAAATCATGGAGACACCTCAGTATATGTACGCCCGTGTGGCCATAGGCATTCATGGATACGACATCGACCGCGTGATCGAAACCTATGATGCCATGAGCATGGGTCTGTTCATTCACGCGACGCCCACGTTATTTAATGCGGGCACACACCGACCACAGATGAGCTCATGTTTCTTAGTTTCCAATAAGGACGATAGTATCGATGGTATTTACGACACCGTAAAGGAGTGTGCTCAAATTTCAAAGTGGGCTGGTGGTATCGGTCTTCACGTCCATGACATTCGAGCGAACAAGTCTCGTATCAGAGGTACAAATGGTACATCCGATGGCATCATTCCTATGTTGAGAGTTTATAACTCCACGGCTCGATACGTGAATCAAGCTGGACGTAGAAAGGGGTCGATCGCCGTGTATCTAGAACCTTGGCACAGCGACATCATGGACTTCCTCGAAATTCGCCTTAATCAGGGGGATGAAGAGGCTCGCTGTAGAGATTTGTTCTCGGCGCTTTGGATTCCCGATCTTTTCATGCGTCGCGTGGAAGAAGGTGGTGATTGGTCGCTCTTCTGCCCAGACAAGGCGAAGGGGCTTTCGGATGTGTACGGCAAGGAGTTCGATGAACTCTATGAAAAGTATGAGCGAGAAGGCATCGCGAACAAAACCGTTCCAGCGGCCGAAATTTGGAAAGCGATCATCAAGTCTCAAAGCGAAACCGGAACACCTTACATGCTCTATAAGGATGCGTGCAATAAAAAATCAAATCAAAAAAATTTAGGTACGATCAAATCATCCAATCTCTGCGTGGAGATTATTCAGAAATCTGATAAAAATGAAACTGCGGTTTGTAATCTCGCATCGATCGCACTTCCTAAATTTATGAATAAGGAAACTGGTAATTTCGATTACGATGAACTTCATCGCATCACGAAAATTGTCACTCGAAACTTGAATCAAGTCATCGATAAAAATTTTTACCCGACCGAACCAGCGAAACGTTCGAATATGCGCCACAGACCAATTGGTATCGGTGTACAGGGTCTCGCGGATGTGTTCATCCTGGCCAGAGAACCGTTTGGCTCTGAAAAATCACGCGAGATGAACCGTCTCATATTCGAAACCATGTATCACGCTGCACTCGAATCAAGTTGTGAACTCGCCGACAGCGTCGGGCCTTATGAAACGTTCAAGGGTTCGCCTTTCAGTGAAGGTATTCTTCAGTTTGACATGTGGGATGCGCCACAACTTTCAGATCGTTACGATTGGAACGCTATGCGCGAACGCGTAAAGAAAGGCACGAGAAACAGTCTATTGCTCGCACCCATGCCCACGGCGAGTACTTCACAAATTCTAGGGAACAATGAGTGTTTTGAGCCTTACACTCAAAACATCTACTTGAGAAGAACTCTCGCGGGAGAGTTTGTGGTCGTCAACAAACACTTAGTTGATGATCTCAAGGCCGTGGGTCTCTGGTCTAAAGAAATGAAGGATCTCATGGTGAAAGCCAACGGCTCCGTCCAAAACATCGTGGACATCCCCGATAATCTTAAGGATCTCTACAAGACTGTATGGGAAATCAGTCAAAAAACAATCATCGATATGGCCGCCGACAGAGCTGTATTCATCGATCAATCACAATCCATGAATCTGTTTGTCGAGAGCCCGACGCTCTCAAAATTATCGTCCATGCACTTCTACGCGTGGAAGAAGGGTCTGAAGACGGGTATGTACTACCTGAGAAGTAAGGCCAAAGCGAGACCGATTCAATTTAGTCTCGAAGCTGAATGCACGGCATGCTCTGCTTAAAGCTTTAGCACATATATTTTGTAATACAAATGTCTAAATTCGTGAATCTACTAAATGAAGTCGAAATACCTAAACACGACGGGAGAAAGATTTCTTTGTGTACAAAAGAAGGAAAGCCCCTGCGAATTCAATTCCCCCGGATGTATATGCCGTTCGGTGTATCCGGATTCACACCAGAAGTTGGCCCTACGAAGTGGTCACTCGACTTCGCGATGAAAGGGTACGACGAAGATGGAAACTACGTGAAGACCTTTTATGAAACCATGCGTGCGTTCGAAGACAAAATCATAGATGCCATTCAAGAACAAAGTCAAGATATTTTTAAACGTGAAGTCTCGAAAGATGAGCTCAAGGGGATGTTTTTTTCAAACATCAAGGAATCCCCCGATCGAGAACCCAAATTTCGCGTGAAAGTCGATGTCGCCATGGATGGTAAAGTTAAACCACACATTTATGACGAACAAAAGAACCCGATTGGTGGTGAATGTAAAAATGGTCTCTATTCAAGAAATTCGGGAACCGCGATCGTTGAGATCAACAGTGTGTATTTCTTGAACAAAAAGTTCGGTATTACGTATAAACTTTATCAACTCGTCGCGTATGAACCGCAGACGTTTAAGGGTTTTCAATTCATCATTTAGAAATTATCAAGAGTTGGTATATAGCCTGGGCTTCTTTGAGAAGTTTACCTTTAATCATTACATATTTGTTTGGGTCTACACCCTGTTTAATCTTAGCCATCTTTACAGCTTGGGACCACTTTGTGAGTGACATCTCTTATATTACATTTACATTTTCTTAATGAGCTTTTTGTAAGCGCTGGTACCCGCCTTTGGCTGGAGCTTGAAACCAGACTTCTTTGGCTTGAAGACCTTGACCATGGCCTTCTTGCCCTCTTCTTCCATTCTCTCGAGCGCCGCCTTGGACGCAGCTTTGCTCTTGATGGCACCGTATTGATCCTGGAACAAATCCTTTTTCTTGAGACCACCAGCAGTTTTTTCCGCGGTACCGTGGAACACTTCAGCGCGGGAACCAAATGTCTTCATTGTATATACACTATGCTCTGAAAATATTTCTAATCTGCGAGATTGAAAGTCCCTCGGACTTACCGGGTAATTGAGTTTTAAGACTATCATCCCCTAAGACTTCGGCGTAGCTCACAGATTTATTCACTTGTAGAGCTACGATGGACTCGTCGACGCTCGGATGTTTCTCGTCACCGGTATAAATCAGCTTCTTCACGTATACGTTACGCTTTTGACCTGTTCGGTGACATCGACCGATGGCCTGTAACTCCGTCCCAGGGTTCCAAGATGGGCTCGTGATATACACTCGAGAAGCAGCCTGAATATTTAGACCCTGACCGCCGGCCTTTACCTGAATGAGAAAAACACTGTTTTGTGGTGCGCGATTGAACTCTGCGAGTTGCGACTCCCGTCGTTCTTTTGTATACGTTCCATCAATCCTAAACACGGGGCACGTCAGTTTTTCTTGAATGTAATTCATCTCACCTTTAAATTGGCAAAACACGAGTGTCTTTTCGTCCGGGTGCTGAGAAATGAGTTCAAACAGGGTTTCCATTTTTTTCGAACGTCCCGTCCATGGATCCATCTCTTCGCCAGTCTTCCTGGACATGCCATCGATGTAGAGTTGTGGCCAAACCATGGCCTGACGAGCTCTCAAAAAACATTCGAGTATGTCCATGTTATACATGGTTGAATCACCGTGTATCCTGGCTCGTTTCATCATCTCTCGGATCATCTCTTGAGCCTCTGAAAACACGTGTGTGTACAACACCTTTTCTTCTGGGTACATTTCGAGTTCGACATTTTCGAAGTAGCATTCTGGGATGTCATCCTTATTCTTGGTTCGGCGAATGATAAACTTTTCACGCACGGCGTCGAGGCTGCACTGTACATCAATTCGGTCAATACCCAAAAATGTACACAGTGAGACGAAATCATCGACGTCGTTGAACACGGGAGTTCCCGTCACGATCCATTTATACGTGGTATTCATACGCATGGCAGATTTGAAACGTTTTGAACGTCTATTTCTGATCTCGTGAGCTTCGTCGAGAATCACGCGACCCCAATTCACTTTGTGAATGAGTGGGTCATCTTCAGTGAGTAGACTGTATGGACAAACAGTCACGTCGTGACGTTCAAATTCAGATGCGTCTCTCGTTCGTTTGATTCCATCATACACAAAAACACTGAGTTCGGGAGCAAATTTGTGTATCTCGTTTTTCCATTGAGTCACGATAGATTTGGGTACAATCACGAGCGTCGTGTTTGTCTTGTTGCGTTTGATCACGGTCACGAGTTGGGCCGTCTTACCGAGACCCATCTCATCACAGAGGAATCCACCCTTGGGTCCGGACGAAGAATGCTCTCTCTCGAGCATCCAGTTCACGCCCTCTATCTGATGTGGGTAAAGTTCCATTTTGGTTTGATTTAGACATAGGTCGTGATGACTTAGGTAAAGTAACACCATACTTTTTGGGAATTTAAAAACAAAAAATAAAAAAATATTTTTTTCACTTTCTTTTTAAAGAAAAAAGTTTTGAAAAAAATATTTTTTTTATTTTACTTTTCAAAATTTTACAAAATTCTCGTCATTTGATTTAAAATGGATATACTCTCTACATAAAAAGTTCAAAAAAACATGGTGTTACTTTAGAGTCTTACTCCGTCGATTGATTTGAAACAGATATAATCTCTACATAAATTTTTAAAGTAACACCATACTTTTTGGGAATTTAAAAACAAAAAATAAAAAAATATTTTTTTCACTTTCTTTTTAAAGAAAAAAGTTTTGAAAAAAATATTTTTTTTATTTTACTTTTCAAAATTATTCGAGAGGAGTCCAATTTGCAAAAAAATCGGTCGCACAATTTTCGGGTCCATCTGGTTCTCCAAACTGAATGATGTTTGTTTTACCATCATCCGATATACCAAAATTTGTCTTGTCACCAGCCTTCATGTATTCCCCCGCGAGCTTAGCATTTTCGTGTTTTATGCAACATACATAGTTTGATTCCTTTTCGAGACCTCTCTTATCGAACGTACCCGTTGTACTAAGAATTGTACCAGCGTTTAATGTGATGGAGTCCATGGGTTCGTCGGTACAGTCGGCTGTTTTATACAACGCAATCTTCATATCCTTCGTGGATACCGATTCTGCTTGTGGTTCATCGGAGGACACCTCCATCGTGGTCGTACCACTCGGTGTCGAATCCCGCGTTATGATTTCCATATCAGTTATGATTGGACTCGTTTTCTTTTTGAAGTCCATATTTTTAATTGCGTTACCGACGGCTCTCGCGGCCGTGTAAGATTTCCACATAGAATTTATACACGAAAGTAAAAAACAGAAACCCAGAATTTTCAAAACCGTACCGGAAGTACTATTTGTTTGTTGTTGTATGACAATGGGCTGTGTACTCATTTATATATAATCAGATAATAATTCACTCATCCCTGTACTCGTCTTCGGAGTCAGACTTAATTTCACACGGAGGCGGTGGTTCATCTTCCTTCTTCTTACGAGCCCTGGTCTTCTTTACGGGTTCTTCTATCCCGTGTTCTCTGTGATACAACACCTTTTGCCAAAATTCTTCCATGACCGGGAAGTATTTCTCAAACCACTCTCTGTCTCGCGGGACGCGCACGACTACGAATTCCTCTGGTTTAGGCCAATTGAAATCTGCATTTTTATATTGTATAAAGTCGCATTCTTCTAAATCTAAAATCTCCATACATAATTGCAATTGAGGCATGTAATGCTTCGGGACCTCTGGTAAAATTTCACGGGACATTGGACACTTGATTTCCACGAGCTTGCCACTCTCCGTGATACCATCCGGTGATCCACCGAGCCAAGGATATTTTGGATGTGGTTCGAGACCAATTTCGTGTACGACCTCGTTGTGTCTCTGTTCGTATAGGATACGCGCTTCATCTTCGTATTTGTTCCCGTGTTCCGTCGCGGCGTTACCTGTAAACGGTTTCCCCTTACCACACTTTTTGAGAAGAAGATCGAATGGTTTCTCGTATTTGTTTTCACCTATGGCCGTGGCACAGTCACTCGCCGTGAGCATGTTTTTTCTCAAGTCGAGCCATTCTTGCGAACGCTGTTCTGCGTACGTTTTTTTGATGAGCTTCTCGACGTTTGGGTGCATCTTGAGATTTAAACCGTTTTACCTTTTAAGCGGGTAATCCGATGTCTCAATATGCGAGATGTACCCTGTGAAGATACACCCAATCTTTCACACTCGTTTATGAGTGCCTGTTTTGAATATTGTTTAGGGATCGGCCTTCTAAAAAATAGAGTGACAGCCACGAATAATATTGGAATCATTACTAATGTGGATAGAAAAAATATTTCGCGGCGTTTTGTTCGGCTTGTTTCTTATTTTTAGCGAATCCTCGTCCAAGTATCACGTTATTCACGTATACGTCGACATAAAATACACCATTATCGTGTGATATGACTCTATAATCTGGAAGTGGGTGTCCGTGAGTCTGGCAATACCGCATGAGATGATCCTTATAGTTATCATCCACCATGATGGATCGCATATCGACGAGTTCCGAATTTTCATAAATATTCAGAATGAACCTCTTTGCATGAAGAAGCCCTAAATCCATATATATGGCTCCAATGAAGGCTTCAAACACGTCTTCTAATATCTTCGGATTTTTAAACCACTCATTTCTCATACCTTTTTCATCCATTTGGATCCATTTGTACATCTCGAGTTTCATCGCAATCTTTGCGAGTGTCTCACCTCTCACGAGCTTTGTTCTCGCTTTCGTAAGAAAGCCTTCCTTTTGTTGTTCGTACCTATCAAACAAAAATTTTGTGATAACAAATCCCAACACGGAATCACCTATAAATTCCAACGTCTCGAACGAGTCTAAGTTTCCATTTTCTTTTAAAGCCGATTTATGTGTAAAAGCTTTTTGGTACAAATCTATCTTCGATATTTTTGTACCAACAAGGGTTTCGATGGTTTCCCTGTCGATGATCATTTTATAAGTTTAATGGGTATTTTTTTTAAGCCGTTTGTTCGACTTTGGTGTAATGTGGGCTCAAGAACTTTTGGAGGTTCAAGAACGTGACTTGCGTATCCGCAGGTGGTTCAAGAAGATCGCGGAGCTTGTCGTCAAGCACAAGAACGCGACCGTTGTCCGGATGCTTAAGACCCTTTTCAGTAACGTAGGTGTTAATCGCGCGCGTGACGAAGGAACGAGACACAAGCTTTCCTTCTTCGACCCCGAGAAACTCACGAAGCTTTGGAGAAATGGCTTGTTCGCGGTTGAATCCGTTGTTCTTCGCACGAGACGCAGCCTTGGTACCGTCCGGATCGTCTTGCTTGGCCTTAATCTTACGCACAATCTTAGTCAAAGACTTGATTTCGGCGCGGAGGGCAGAGATTTCGGAAATAACAGTTTCAAGAGACATCTTGTTTTATGTCTTACTTAGGTATCACATCTTTAAGCTTGTTGTTCGAATAATATTATGTAACCTAATAATAACATGGATCAAGGTGAATATTCAGAGGGGGTCATAAACAGATTCAGGATGAAAAAGTTATTCCATAACGATCCAACTCTTAAGAGATTCTATGAATCTGATGACGTGTCTCGTTTCAGGGCGAGAATGCACAGGCTTCATAGCGATGAAGACTTCAAAGATTTTGCGAGTGTCATACTCACGGACGCATTGAGGTACGAATTGTACGCCATCATAGACGAGCTCACGGAGTTCTTAAATCCAGTCGGTGATTTGATTTTATCCGGTGGGGACGCGGTAAATTCATACTTGGAACCGTCTCAAAGAATCATGACACTCGACATAGACACTAAGTTCGTGCCGAGAATAAAACCGGATGTGAAATTTTTTGGTAAACTCCAAGCCATAAAACTCCTTTTATGGAATAAACTCGGTGAAATATCTAAACGAGTGAATAAACGGTTCGCTAAAGTCGTGTACGATAAACGAGGTAAACCAGGAAAATTCATAGGTCTCGGGTTTTCGAACACAGGTCCTTACGTGACTCGAAGATATACACTCATACCTAAAAGAAAGGATGTAAAGCGAGGTCCAGATACACTCGCTGATATAGAACTATTCACACTGGACATGAAAATTCGTCTATACTCACCTAAATCTGGGCGAATAGAATCGATCAATATGGGTGGCATTCTCGATATCGCATTCATGCGCCCAAAAGAATTTGGGTTCGAAGTCGGAGACGATCAAATTCAAGCACTCGATATATTCAAAATCACAGGTAAATACGTCATCGGTAAGTTTGATAATGTCAAACTCGCATCGAAGCGGTTTCTCATAGAAGATTCATACACGATGCAAAAACTCGGTCTCAGACCACCCGAGAAGAAAGAGAAGGATAGGCGAAGAATGATAAAATTGGCAAAACTCATCACACGAAAAAATATACTCCCAAATGAATCCATGGAAAATATAATGAAAAAAGTGGGAATACCACTCACTAAAAAACCAAAGCGCCACACACAATTCAAGAATATCAATCCACGCAAGGCGATAAAAGTAAATCCTAAAAAATACACAAATTTCACGACCACACCCGATTCATCTAAAATATCAAAGCAATACGTACATGGACTTAAAACAACTCAAAATATGGGAAATCTACAGGGATTTACAAAAACACAATCCGATATGCGTTTCAATATAGAAACCAATAATTGGATCAAGAATACATCGGAATCATATGTTAAAAATGAATTCAACTACAGGCCGAAAAGACCTTTACCCATACCAGAAAAACTCCGATTAGAAGAAACGCTGTATGGTTTCAAACCAGCGAGAGATGCTTGGGTTCCAAGACCTATAATACGCAAGGCTGCGATGATACCATTTGTAGGGGTTAAAGATTTGAAACGTGTATGATATATAACATGATTTACGGAACTCTATCTAAGGGTGAAGATGGACTTTATCACGTCAAAGCACTCACTCAAGACAAAAAGCGTTGCTACGTCCAGGTGAGAAATGCCGTGGTCACCGACGATGCTTCAGGTGAAGTCACATTTGACTTGACCGATGCGACCGGTGTCGAGAACATTGAAAACATTCACGCCAATAACATCGCCGCCGCAAACGAACACAGTGCGACCTGGTTTGGCAAACAACTCCCAGAAAAGACCATCACCAAGGTTTACACGAAGGAAGACACACTGTCCGCCGATCGAATTTCAGCGACAAAGATTTTCAATTCCAAGAAGGAACTCATGGGTGAAGACGTCACACTCACCGGTATCAAGTGCTCTATCATGCTCGAATACGCGGGTTTGTGGTTTGCAAAGAAAGCGTTCGGTCCAACTTGGAATTTGGTCCAGGTCAAGATGAATCCGGAACCAGTCCAAGAACCTGAGCCGACCCCAGAGTCGGACCCGGAGCCCGAGCCAGAACCAGAAGTTGAATCATATCCAGACGAAATTGTGATTGAAGACGACGAATAAAAAAATTGTTTTTATATATAAAAAGATGATGAAGATGAAGAAGGTCACCCCTCGCCAAGCGCTCATCGCCCTCGCCATTGCCGTGGTGATCTATCTCATGGTCACCAACGGTCGTGCCACGTACAGCGTTAAGGAGAATGAATATGCGATGATCGGTGGCATCGACGCTGTCGGACCAGCCGCGGAAGCCGGTGTCGGTTGTGAAATGAAGGCGGGTACCGGACTCGCCTCGTCCTTGTTGCCACGCGAAGTCGCGCCTCAGGAGGATTTCGGTGAGTTTGCCCCAGATGACATCCTCTCCGGCCAAAACTTCCTCGAACCACGACAACAAACTGGATACCCAGAAAGCATAGGCGGTGCTTTGAGAAATGCTAACCAGCAAATCCGCGCCGATCCACCAAACCCTAAGGAAGCCTTCGTGTGGAACAACTCTACTATCGCACCAGACACCATGCAACGAAGTTTGTGCGCGTAAACTTAAAGAAATAACGTTTTAGGTATATTATATAATGTCTCAGGTTCCCTCAGACGAACTCTCAAACAGCGTCTCTAAATTGGTTGAATTGAACAAGCAAATTACAGAAGCCAGAGAAGATATCAAAGTTCTCACACAAGCCGAAAAGGCACTCAAGCTACAAGTGAAGAAACTCATGATGGATAACGGTCTCGACGCGATCAATCTCAAGAAGGGTAAAATCTCTGTTCGCAAAAGTGCCAGGAAGACTGGTTTAAATAAAACTACCGTGAAAGAAGGTCTCGTTACATATTTCAATGGAAACGAACATCAGGCTGAAAGTGTGTTAAAGGCTATACTCGATAGTCTTCCAGTAAAGGAATCCACTTCACTTTCCCTCACGGGCATCAGAGATAAGAAATAATGGTTTGGAATGAATATGCACACGCCGCAGAGCGTATGAGTGATAATGAATATAGTGATGACGACGACGCCACCGTCGAAATGAATAAGCCACTTCACATCGACGATTGGGGTGGTCATTTTGACGATGACTTGTGGTGGATGTGGAAATTAATACAACGCTACCTCAAAGACAGGGCGCTCGATAATCATATCTTAAAACACGCCAAGTATCACGACTTTATTGAATTCTGTTACGATTTTTCAGACAATAGAGCTATAGAATTATAATATATACATAATACAAATATGCTTCCAGATATCACGTCCCAGAAAGTTTCTATCCCCGCCGCACTCTTTCTCGCGCTCAGCCCAGGTATTTTGCTTCGCACGGACGGTACAAGTGTTAAGTTCCGCAACGGTCTCACTGGACGCACTGCGGTGTTGTTCCACGCTCTCGTGTTCTTCCTCGTGTACTCGTTGATCGCCAAGGCCATGGGTCTCGTGTTGACCCGAACTGATCTCGTTGTGACCACCGTGCTCTTTTTGGTGTTGAGCCCAGGCATGCTTTTGACGCTTCCACCAGGATCTAAGGGCGTGTTCATGTCTGGACAAACCAGTCCAGCCTCCGCTTTGGTTCACACCGTCGTTTTCGCGCTCGTGTTCGCTCTTTTGCGAAAGCAATTTCCTAAGTACTATTAGGTGACCACCCATGAAATATTTGGTGATTGGTCCAGGTGCCATGGGAATCTTCGCCATGCTCGGACATCTTAAAACAATAGAAAATCGTCTCATCGATGTACAACAAATTTCCGGGGCATCCGCGGGGTCCATACTCGCATTCATGCTCGCGATAGGAAAAACAGTCGATGAGGTGATAGACATATCACTCAGATTAAACATTTCAGATTTAGTAAAGTTGAATTTGAAATGTTTTTTACATAGTTACGGACTCATAGACCTAGACCCACTCCGAAATAAATTTGTCGAGATTTGTGGGTGCGATCCAACGTTTGATGAACTCGAAAAGAAAATATACATATCGGCATTTTGTGTAAACACAGGCAAAACTGAATACTTTTCGGTCGACACACACCCTAATATGAAAGTGTTAGATGCGGTGTGCATGAGCATAGCCATACCATTCGTATTCTCATCAAGAAAATACAACGGAAACACGTACGTCGACGGTGGGACGATTGAATCTTTACCACTCACGCCATTATTAGATAAAAGTCCACATGAAGTATATTGTATACAGGTAAAGTCAAGTATTAAATACACCGAAAACATAGACAATCCGAGGACATTCGCCGAAAGCATCGTTCGTTCGAGTTTAGAAAACCGATACGTATACGACACATCGAGACACGAAGTGAAAACGATCGACGTGGAGAACATGGATATTTTTGATTTCAATATGTGTTACGAAGACAAAATACGAATGTACATGATGGGTGCTTCGTAATTTTTTATCCGCTTATATCAATATGGACGCGTGTGATCCAGGGATAAATGTTAGGAATCTCAAGAGGCTCGTGAAGCAGAACACGGGTCTCGAGTTAAATCTCACGCGTGAACAGATATGCGATGCATACTCGTCCATCCAGGACGGTAAACTCCCACTTCCACCCATGGTACTTTCTAAAGATGGGAAGTACATGCTAGACAGGAAATCGCCACTGACTGGGTCGGATTTTGAAACCTTATTCCGGGCGTCGTCTACTCTCGCTGAATTGAAGCGTGTCGCGCGTAAAGTTGGTCTCGCGAGTTACGATAAGATGACTAAAGCTGAAATAATCGAAGCCGTGGAGTCGGTTCTTCAATCGAAGAACATTCGCGAACCCATTCGCTTGCACATCGCATCCGCGCAAAAAAGAGCCATCTCGGTGAATAGCAACAACAATTACCAAAACAACATTAACGTGAATAACGCGAATGGGAACGGTGTGCGCAACAACAACAATGTTAATAATATTTCGAATGAGTCGAATAACTTGAACAAAATATCCAACGAATCGAAAAACTTAAACCGCGACGAAAACCGAAACCGAAACGGGAACGGGAACCGAAACGG